TGAAGATTCAATCTTCAAGCGTGGAGCGCTGGGAAGGCGGGACGCGGTTGAAGTTCGGGGTCGTGAGCGATACGCAGTTGTGCAGTCAGAAGCAGCAGTTGACGTTCTTGAATCAAGTGTATGACAAGTTTCAGCGGGAGGGTATTGACACTGTTCTTCATGCCGGGGACCTTGTGGATGGAGACGGGCGCGTATACCCTGGACAGGAATATGACCTGTTCGCACATGGGTTTGACCGTCAACTAGATTACGCGACTGAGATGTATCCCCGGCGTGAAGGCATCAAGACTCATGTAATATCGGGGAATCACGATTGGTCTTTCCATCAGCGCAAGGGAGCCGACATTCTGCGGTCACTTGCGGAGCGGCGCGACGACATTGTGTATCATGGTTACGGCGGCGCGAAGATCATCCTCAGCGGCTTGAACATCTACCTCATTCACCTCAAAAGTGGCCTGACGTATGCGCGGTCGTACAAGATTCAGAAGATCATCGAGCAGTTCGCGCCGAAGGAGAAGCCGGACCTGATGTTTGCCGGTGACAAGCATTCGTGGGCACACCTTCCGATGTACCGCAACGTGTTCGCGTGGCAGATGGGGTGCTTCCAGGCGCAGACAGATCACGAGAAGCGCTTGGGATTGTACCCGGAGATTGGCGCGTTGGTGGTAGAGGCGCACTTCAATACGAAGGGCGCAGACAATCGCGATCAAGAGAAGCCGGGCCATGCGGGGCGCGTGTCGGTAGTTGAGTACGGCTTTAGGGTGTTGCCTCAGTATGTGCCGGTGGAGAACGACTGGTAATCGCTATGCCACCGTGCGAAGTGTGCGGCGAGTCCCAGTCGGTAATAGGGTGCGATGATGGCGTTATGCGCTGCATGGAATGTGCTGTGGACGACGGGTATGATTTGACGACGGGCGAGAAGGCAGACTACTAGGGCCTGCGGGCCAGGGAGAAGGACATGGCTAACAAGCCAATGAATATCGCGGATGTGCTGTCGTCAGTGGCGAACAGCATTCGTGAAGCGGACATGAAGGACGGCATGACGATTGAGGAGATGGTGCTTGCGCTGGGCAAGCCGCGTGACTGGATTCAAGATCACTTGAAATTGTTGGCAGCGGCGGGCCAGTTGGTGGTCGGCAGGAAATTGCAGATGAATCTTGAGGGCGACATGGTGCCGACTATCGCTTACACAATCAAGACTGCAAAAGCAAAGAAGTAAAACTTACGGGGGGCCGCATGCGGTGGCAAAAATAAGTGACATCGGCATTCGCTTCATCAAAAACGAGGAAGGTCTAAGGACAAAAGCCTACCGCGATGTTGTGGGTGTGCTCACGATTGGATATGGGCATACTGGACCGGACGTGTATGAGGGAATGGTACTGTCAGAAGATGAATGTGAGGTGCTGTTGCGCAGGGATGTTGACCGGTTTGAGCAAGGAGTGACTGGGGCATTGACTCGGGAAGCGAAGCAGTGGGAGTTCGATGCGATGGTGAGCCTGGCGTTCAACGTAGGGCTGGGGTCGTTCAATCCTCCGCGCGGATTCAGAGGAAGTACAGTGCGGAGGATGCACAATGCGGGCGATAGGAAGCGAGCCGCTGCCGCCTTCATACTGTGGTGTAAGGCTGGCGGTAAGATTTTGATGCCCCTTGTATACAGGCGGGCAAGGGAGATTGTGTTGTTCATGGGAGGTTATCAGTCGTGAAGACCATTCTGGCATTATTGCTGGCACTATCGTTGGTGCTGGTGGGCGGCGGTAACAAGCGTGTGATGGGGTCGCCGGAGTCGGATGATAGGTGTCCTCCGGGGTATTCATTGTACGATGGCGTGTGCAAGCGCGATGATTCGGGCAAGAGTGTCGTCATTGTTCCTGGCAAAGATAAGGACGATAAGGGCAAGGGTGACAAGGACAAGGATAAGGAAAAGGGCAAAGACAAGGGCAAGGGCGATAAGGATAAGGGGCATGGGAACGACGACGATAGAAATGACGACGACAATCCTGGGCAGGGTCATGGCAAGGGGCCAGGAAAGTAATGGAGATTGACGACGCCTTCAAGCAGTTGGGGGCATATGGTCTGATTATCAAGATGCTGACCGATGCCGTGCAGGGCATTTGGAAGCCGCGACAGGACTGGAAGATCAAGGCGCTCGTCGTGGCATTCTCGGCGCTGGCCGTGTATGTGTTCAGGGTCATAGACCCGGTGGGGTTGCTGGAGATTAGGTTGGCCGGACTGCATGAGATTGTACCGGCGGCGCGTAAGACGGTAGGCGTGGCGATTCTTGCGGGTAGTTCAATGGGAGTTCATGATGTAATGGATTACTTCAAGAACGCTGGGCATGCTAAGAAAGAGGAGTCAACCGATGAAGTCAGTTGAGCGTTACGTTCATCATGGTACGGAAGTGACGGTGCCGAGCGATGTCAAGGGATTGCATCGGGAGAACTGTCTGTGTTTCAACGGGTGTAAGCACTTCAAACCAGGACAGCCGGACAACTGTCCTATCGCAGAAGCCGTATTTGCAAACTGTGTGAAGTTTAATCTTGTGACACCGGTGTATGAATGTCCGGTGTACGAGCAGGAGATGGTGAACGATGAAAAGGTCTGAAGTGTTCAGTCTCATTGATGGGGAGCGCGATTATCAAGACTTGCGCTGGAAGGATTCGTTGAGCCGGAGCGTGGGTGACTTTTTGGTGTACATGGATGATTATATGCGTAAAGCCAAGGAGCGCTTTACGGCAGTGGAAGGTACAGACGAGGCTCTGGACGTAATTCGCAAAGTGACGGCGCTGGGCGTGGCTTGCATGGAGAAGCATGGAGCACCAAGGAGAGGGGAACTATGATTGCAACGATAACGGCGCTATGGCCTGTCATTAAGTGGGCACTTCAGGCGCTGGGGCTAATGAGCACGGAGGACCGCGAACTTGAGCGGACGTATAAACTGAAATTGCTTGAGGCGGCTGAGCGCAAGGATGCCGCGATGATTGAGGCATTTGCAGACTTTCAGAAGTTGTGGCGTCCTCCGGCTGAGCGCGTGTACGTGTGGGCGAACACAGCGATTGCCCTGTTTCAGCCAACCATTATTGCGCTCATATACTGGGATGTGTTCCTGGGTACGAGGAAGTCGGTAACTGCGGCCAATGAACTAGGCAGCACGATTGGCGGGCTATTCATCATGTCAATCATGTTGTTTCCGTTCTATGGTCCTGCACTGGTGAGCGGCGTTGGTGCTGCCTTCAGCAAGGCCGTGGAGGTGGCATTGGAAAAGAAGAATGGCAAGCGGGCGACCGTTAAGCCAGGGGATAAGCCGGGGAGTGAATCAGAACTGGAGCGGCTGGCGCGCCTGAACCGTGAGCGTAACGATGAGATCATTGAGCGTATCAAGCCAGACGACGAACATGGTGGGCCGAGGGACCTATGAAGAACAAGGAAGACTGCAAACACGATTGGTTTCCCGTAGCGTTTGACTTTGATTGTGAGTTTGCTTTTTACGAATGCGGGGAATGCGGCGAACATGTGTGGAGGAATATACATCCGGCGTACCCGGAGGAGGCACTTTGATGGCGAAGAAGGACGAGTTGCCGATGCCGTTGACGCTGGGAGCGATTTGGTCGGGGTTTGCAGGGAAGTACGCTGACGTTGAACGTAACTGGCCGATGCCAGGCAGCATGGGTGAGTGGGGAGCGCTCATGCAGATCACTGAGCGCCGCGTGTTCTTGTTCACGGAGATTATTGATGAGGACAAGGATGATGAAGTGCAGAGTATCGGTTGGCTGATAAAGGGCTTGTACACGCTGGACTCAATGGGCACAGACCCTATCACGATGTACATAAACAGTCCTGGTGGCGATATTGCGGCGGGGCTGGCGTTGGTGAATGTGATGCTGGACCTTCGCAGTCCAGTGTTCACTTTTGTTGTGGGCCAGGCGAGCAGCATGGCGGCAGTAGTGGCTGTGGCCGGGGCGAAGCGCAAGGCGTATCCTACGGCGAGATGGCTGCTGCATAGAGGCAAGAGCAGCGCACAGGGTGATGCGGAGGACTTGGCGATTGAGGCTAAGGAGTTCCGAACCCTGGACTCGTATGCTGACCAGGTGGTAATCAACGCGAGTGCGGGCAAGATTGACCACAAGAAACTGGGTAGGTTGCAGCGAAAGAACTACTATATGAGCGCGGAGGAAGCGAAGAAAGTTGGCTTGCTAGATGAGATCGTGATGCCGTCGCAGTGGGCCGACAAGGTGTGGATTCCACCGAAGGGTTCAACGACATACGAGAGTGAGGAAGAAACCCATGAGTGATAAGACAGCAGTAGCAATCAAGGCGCTTGAGGCACAGTCAAAGAAACATTATGACCTTGGTGTCCAGGAGCGCGCCATCAAGAAGGAGCGCAGCAAGATTGCCGCTTGGTGTAAGGCAATGCTGCAAAAGTTGGGTGCTCAAGATCACTTTTGGAAGACCGGCGGCGTACAGTATCAAGCAATGAAGTATGCGCAGGAAACAGTTGAATGGGACATTAAGGCATTGCGCGCGCTGGGTGTAAAGAAGCGCGCAGACTTGACCATGACGGCGGCTGATGTCTCGGCTATTCAGGCGGCAGTTGCAAGTGGTAAGATAACGGTCGAGGAACTGCGCGAGTGCGGCAAGGTATCCCGAGACTGGCGCTTCAAAGTGTTACCAGTGAAGGAGTCACATGAGTAGACCGAAGGAATACAAGCCGGGTAACGCCAGAGACGACGCTGCTGTATTGAAGGAGAAGGCCGAGAAGTTAGAGGCGATGGTGCGCCAATTCTCCGGCGATGGCAAGCCAGTCCTGGTCGAGAGTAGCGTATACACCCCCGAGGGGCTACGCATTTCGTGCAAGAATGGCGAACAGGCGCGGCGTCTTTTGACCCTGGTGAAACTTCTAACCCCTGAGATCATGCATGTTCTTTATGAACTGCATGACCATGTTGTTCTTCTGAAGAATCCTCCAACGTGGCCTAATGCATTACCGAAGCCTGACGACAATCGCAGTCCTGGTCCGGGGGCGATATGACGGGTTCACCCCCTGTGCTTCAGGCTGTTTCGCATTTTGGCCTGAGTGCGACTATAGAAAATGGGCAGGCGCAGATGAAGTGCCCATTTCATGAGGAGGACACTGCGTCACTGGATATACGGTTAGACAACGGTATTTGGAACTGTTTTGGGTGTGGGGCGCACGGGAGTTTCCTGGACTTCGTGGCGCGCATGGATGGCGGCAGTCAGATCAAGGCATTGATGCTGGTAAACAAGTTGAAGAAGTTGCCAGCGCCGGACATTGAGGACCTGTATGGCAGCGCGGGCGCGGCGATGGTCCGGCAGAACACAGCGAACTATGATTTGGAGAAGCAGTGGGCGAGGTTTCACAAGGTGAACTGGCACAAGATGAGTTCGAAGCATCCCGTGGCCGCGTATCTGTTGGGTGAGAGGAAATTCAGCCGGTACACGCTTGATACGTTTGATGTGCGGCTGACGGAGAGTGCGGAATATCCTCTGGTGATTCCGTGGTTGCGCAAAGACACGCTAGTCGGATATGTACGCAGGTGGATTGTGCCGGTACCGGGTAAGAAAAAGTACCGGTTCAACCTGGGATTCAATGCGAAAGAGGCAATGGCGTATTACAAGGTGGGCGGTGGCAGCGTGTTGGTGTGCGAAGGCATCATGGACTTGCTGAAGGCGGCTGAGTATGGTTATCCGCATGCGGCATGTATTCCGTCGTGGCGGTTCAACGAGTCACATGCGGAGTTTTTCAGGAGTGAGGGGGTGAAGACGGCGATATGTGGGCTGGATAATACGCCTACGGGGGAGCAGGGTTATCAACTGATGCGCACGTTGATGCTTCAGGTTCGAAGGTTCGCGTTTCCTGGTAAGTATAGGAAGGATATTGGTGAGTGCAACATCAATGAATTTTGGTTCGGGGTGACATAAAGTCGTGGATGCATTGTTGGGGTCAAAGTGTGATGTGTGTTGGTTGTTGGAGAATCAGGTTGTACCTGCGGTGTTCTACTGTTCACGGTGTGATGCTCACTTCTGTCAGGCGTGCAGGGGTGACTTTCTACGAAGGGCGCGAGCGTTCTTGGAACGAAAGCGCAACAAACTGGACGCGGCCTTAACCGCGAGGAGGAACAACAATGGGTAAGGAAAAGAAAGAGGGCGTCCTGGATGCGATTCGTAAAGCGCTCAAGGGCGGCGGCAAGGGTCAGAACGGGCACACGATGCCCGAGGAGTTGCTGTTTGTTCCTGTTGATGGCGTCAAGGTGGTAAGGTTTCTATCAGACCTGAACGACGAGGAAGCGCTACCCCTTCAGATGCACGACAAGTTCAAGGAGTTCATGCCTCAGCCGTGTTTCAAGTATTACGGCAAGAAGTGCCCGTTTGATGGTCTTGGCGGCAAGTACCGCGAGTCCACATTCTACGGGTTCACGGTGTACGACTATGAGAACGAGCGCAAGCGGCTGTTTCTGGTGCGTCCGTCCGGGCTGAGCGCGATGGACGACTTGGTGGAAATTTACGAGAAGAACGGCACGCTGAAGGACCGGGACATCAAGATCATTCGTGTGTCCACCGGGGACAACAAGAGCAAGTACAAGGCGCGCGAGGTGCAGGGTCAGCCGACAGAGTACACGGTGAAGAACAAGAGAAACCCGTTCAGCACTGAGAAGGTGTACGCAATCGTGCGCGGCATGATTACCGTGGTCAAGCCGAAGGCTATTGACCCGGACCTTGAGGACGACGACGGCGGCGGGAGAGATAACGATGCTGACTCAGACGCGGACTAGGACGGTGGCACCCATGACGAGGCTTCAGGTGTATTTGGCCGGGCCAATTACCGGCCTGACATTTGGCGACGCTAATGATTGGCGCGCGTATGCGGTTGATGTGCTGGAGTCGCACGGCATTGAGGGGTTATCACCCATGCGCGGCAAGGATTTCATAATGAAGCGCCTGGGCGAGCGCGAGGTGTTGGGCCAGACGTACGAGGATTCGCCACTTAGCGCACAGCGCGGCATTGTGGCGCGTGACCGGTTCGATGTGGGGCGCACCGACATTGTGCTGTTCAACTTACTTGGCGCGGAGCGCGTGAGCATTGGGACGATGATTGAATACGGATGGGCCAGCGCGCAAGGCAAGGTTATTGTGACCGTGATGGAGAAGACGGCGAACATACACGATCATGCTTTTGTGCGGGAACTGTCGCCGTTTCGTGTGGAGACGTTGGACGAAGCGCTTGACATCATTGCGGCTATTGGGAGGACTTGGAACCCGTGAGTGACGCGCGCATGGTTGGTATAGGTGGCGCGCCTACGCGGGCCACAACGCTGCCTGATGGCGGCAAGGAGCGCAAGGAATACCCGCTGGCGACGGGCTTGATGGATTACTTCCCGGATGCATTGGTGGCGGTTGCCAATGTGTCATATCGCGGGAATGAGCAGCACAATCCGGGCCAGCCTCTGCATTGGGCACGAAGCAAGTCAGGGGACGAGGCCGATACGATGATGCGCCATTTTGTGCAGCGTGGCACTTTGGATACAGACAAGGTGCGGCACTCGGCTAAGATGGCGTGGCGAGCACTGGCGCTGTTGCAGAAGGAAATTGAAAGTGAAGGAGATGAGAAGCCGTGAAAGTGTACGATGCGGTGGTGACCATGCGGTACATTATCAGCAATGTGTGTCATGATGAGGAACTGGCTGAAGGATTGACTTTCGATGTGCTGGCGCGCGACTTGATTGAGAGTGAAGGCGTGATTGGTCTGGCCGATGATGAGCCGGAGATCGTGTCTATCGAGCAGAGGGTGCGCGAGGAATGAGTAAGACGAGGTATATGTACAAGTGTCGCGAGGGGCATGAGAAATCGTTTCTGTTTGATACAGGGACAGCCCCTGACATGGTGCTGGTGGAATGTGCCCAGTGTCATGCGGAAAAGGAAATGCGCCGCGTGTACACAGCGCCACACATTATATTTCGAGGTACTGGCTGGGGAGGCACCAAGAGGACATGAAGTGCCCGTGGTGTTTGAAAGAGTTTATCTACGAGGACAGACCGGCTATGGCATCACAGGCGTTCAGGCGTCATGTGATAACGTGTCCGAAGGCGACAACGGAGCAGCGCGAGGTAGCAAAGAAAGCAGCGCGGGAGAGGGATAAGCCGAGTGAGTGACGCATACGTTTCCCTTCATAGGCATGATTCGTACAGCACCTTTGACGGTGTAGATTTGGCCGTCCGCGCTGTTGAACGCGCCAAGAATCTAGGACAGCAGGCGCTTGCATTAACGAATCACGGCAACGTATTCGGAGTGATAGAGCATTACCGGCAGTGCAATGAAGGCGGCATCCGTCCCATCCTGGGTATGGAAGCCTACGTGACTACTAGCGAGCGCAAGCCCGAGAAGGGCGAGAAGTTGCCAAACTACCACCAGACGCTGCTAGTTCAGAACTACGAGGGCTACAAGAATCTGATGCGTCTGGTTACGAAGTCTTACGATTACTTCTACTATAAGCCGCGCATACCGCTCAAGATGCTTCGCGATCACAGTGAGGGTTTGATTGTGTTGTCGGGTTGTCCCAGCAGTCTGTTGCAGCGGTTGCTGCAAGAGGAGAAGTACGGGCAGGCTGAGAAACTTTTCAAGTGGTTCGTGGATGGTTTCGGGGACCGATTCTATGCTGAGGTGCAGCATAGCGACCTGACGACGAAGACCTTGAAGCCGTTGCTGGAACTGGCCGACAAGTATCGCGTGGGGTTGGTGGCAACGAATGATGCCCACTATGTTGACCCGGAGGATAAGGCGGTTCATGACCTGCTGCTACGTATGAGGCGCACGGGGCAGGGGGAGGAGAACCCGACATATGGCGAGGGCTATCACATAGCGACGCGCAAGGAGATGCAGCACTACCTTGCAGATCGTCATACGTGGATGCCCAGGAAGCGAATTACTGAGGCACTGAATAATACGGTGGTGATTGCGGAGCGTGTAGAGTTGGACCTTGAGGCGCACAGGCCAAAGAGAATGCTGCCTGACCTATGGGGCAAGGATGCTTGGCAGAAGTTGGAACAGTTGGGATATGCTGGGCTACGCTTGAAGGGATTAGAGAAGCGGAAGGAGTATGTGGCACGGCTGAATGAGGAGATGCGCGTCATTCACAAGTTGAGTTATGACGAATACTTCCTGGTGTGTCATGAGTTGACTTCGTGGGCGCGCAGCGAGGGAATAATGATAGGGCCGCGCGGGTCTGTGTGCGGTAGTCTTCTGGCATTCGTGCTGGGCGTAACGATGGTGGACCCGATTGTACACGGCACATTGTTCGAGCGGTTTCTGCATGATGAGAAGAAGTCGTTTCCTGATGTTGACCTGGACATTGACAGCCGGTACAAGGTGAAAGTGCACGAATGGTTTCATGAACGCTTCAAGCCGTACACGTTGCCCATTATCACCTTCGGGCGGTACGCGGCAGGTAACTTGGTGAACGACTTGCAGAAGGCGTACCCGATGGAGATAGGAAAGGACCGGCGCAAGAAACTGCGGTTTGCCATTGATAGGATAAGGACCGAGACAAAGGCACCGTTCTTGAATGATGAGCACCTTGAGCCGTATGGCATATTCGATGCTGTAGAGGCTGACATTCCGGGGCTGAAGCGTACTGTGGAGAAGTTGTACAACATGGTTAGGTATATTGGGCGGCACCCTGGCGGTGTGTGTTTTGTGCCGGGCGATGCTGAGAACTGGACGCCAAAGATCAAAGTCAAAGACCGCGAGATGGCGTCGTTCAACTACACAGACATTGAGTACCTGGGTCTGTTGAAGTTCGACTTGCTGGGGCTGTCGGCGGTCAGCACGGTGCGGCGCACGATTGACCTGGTGAGCGAGCGGCACGATGGCATGGCAATTGTACTCGACAAGATTCCGCTTAACGACCCGTCGTGTTACCAGAAGTTCAGCGAGGGCATTACGGATGGTATCTTTCAGTTCGAGACGCGCGGGGGCCGGAGCATCTTGCAGCAGATAGAGCCTGATAACTTCTCGGAATTGGCCGCGAGTACGGCGCTGAACAGGCCAGGCGTGAGCGAGAACGTGGATGCTTATGTGCGCGGCAAGCGTGAGGGCCGGACACACGGCTTCTTCGGTAGCACGTTCGGAACGGTGGTGTATCAGGAGGACATTGCGCGGGTGCTTATGTCGTTGGGCTTGCCCTGGACCAAGATAGACAAGTTCCTCAAGGGCATAAAGATGTTGAAATCATTCGCGGCGGTAACAGCGGACTTGAGCATTTATGATGAAGTTGAGGCGCTGTTGGTATCGAAAGGAAAGGACCCGGAGAAGGTGAAGCGGTTTGTGGGACGACTGAAGCAATACTCGTTCAACAAGGCACATGCCATTGGTTACTCGCTGGTAGCCTATTGGATGATGTGGTTGCGGCAGCACTACCCAATGGAGTTCTGGTGCAGCCTGCTGAACATGGAGAGTAACGACGGCAAGCGCGCAGCGTATGAGGGAGCGAGCCTGTTCGATGGCGTGGTGTTGCTGCCTCCGCATATCAACGGCACGGCAGACTATACGATTGACGGCAATGCTATCAGGGTTGGGTTGCGCACCATCAAGGGAGTGGGAGAGGTAGCGTCCAAGGTGATTGAGGCGAACCGGCCATATGCTCGACCGCATGACTTGCGCCGGTTGCCGAAGCGCCAGGTTAATGCGCGCGTGGTAAAGATGCTCGCGGCAGGTGGGGCGTTATACTTCAACCCGGACATGCTGCGGAGTCATGCTGTGAAGTACAACGTACAGCGGCAGGAAATGAACAAGGGCATCTTGCTTCATGGAGGCGGAAAGGTGGAGGTTCCATGACAGGACTGAGTGACGCGCTCGCAGACTTAGAGAAGAAGATCAAGAAGGAGCACGGGCCGCACGCTGTTACTACCGGCGATAAGGTGCCGGACATTGGGCGTGTGCCGACAGGTTTTGCGAAGTTGGACAAGATTCTGCGTGGAGGATTTCCGAAGGGTAGGATTACGGAGGTGTGGGGGCCGCAGAGCGCGGGCAAGAGCACACTAATCTTCTTCATCATTGCGGCGATTCAGAAGGCTGACCCGAAGGCGCGCGTGGCGTACTTTGACCTGGAGAATACATTTGACAAGGCGTGGGCGGCACGGTGCGGAATCATCTTGGAGCGCTTGGTGGTAGTGAAGGCTATGACGGCTGAGCGCGCCGGGGACCTGCTGCTTCTTATGGTGCGCGACAAGTGGGATATGGTGGTGGTTGATAGCGTGGTGGAGTTGATTCCCGCTAGTGTACTGGAGAAGGAGACAGGCAAGGCAACGTATGCGCCGGTGGCTAACGTGCTAAGCGCGCTGCTTCCGAAGGTTGTGGTGTTGCAGAGTAACAGTCCAACAGTGGTTGTGCTGACTAACCAGGTGCGCGATAATATAGGATTCTTCCTGGGTAAAGGTACGAAGTCGCCAGGCGGTAATGCGCTGTTCCATATGGATAGCCTGAAGTTGCGGGTGCAGCGCAAGGAGCCGATTACTGGCGTCCTGATTGACCCGACATTGCAAAAGCACTTGGACACCATTGGGATAAAGTCCCCGAAGCCGAAGAAGGAATACGGGTACATTATGGCGATCAAGGTAGTGAAGTCGAAGGTAAGCCGGGAGAAAGAGATGTGTTTGCTGCCGGTGTTGTTCGATATTGGAATCATAGAGGAGGGCACAGGACATGCGAAGGATTCTAGCCAGCCTAGCGTTAGTGTTGGTGCTGTCGGCACCAGTGCTGTCGAGCGGCGACTCGCAGGCAAGAGCACAGGCGTTGCGAGCGCTGCAAAGTAGCGTTGCGCTGTTTGCTTCTAACAAACTTTATAGCGGGGCGTCGTTCTGTAGCGGGGTAATCATTGGCACGCGCCATGTGTTGACGGCTGCGCACTGTCTCCATAGCGGATTTGCTGTAGATCGAATGGTTGTGGTTACCTATGACGGCAAGACGCATAGGGCTACGCGCGCGGTGCGCGAGAAGGCGGGCTGGGACCTGGCTATCATTGAGATAGCCGACAACCTTGGAGGGCGCGTGGCAACGTTAACACAGGACATTGCACCGGGCGATGCACTGTTGATGGCGGGCAGCATGGATGGCGAGGAGTTCACCCTGTCGTATATTCGCCTGAGTAAAATTGTACCGAATGGTGTAGTGGGCGCTGAGCCTCATCAAATGTTTATTGCTACGGGCGTTGTGTGGTTCGGGAACAGTGGCGGGGGAGCGTTTGATGAGCACGGAAACCTTGTGGGTATCTTCTCGAAGATAAGGCTGACTGTGGAGACTAGCGCACACGAGAAGGTTGTGGCGGGCGGGCCACTGTGGGGCTGGTTTGTGGGACCGGCGACAGTAGGCGCGTTCATGGAGCAGAAGCCGTGAAGCAGTTCGACATGGTGCGCATCAATGCTGTGGAGAATGGCTACGTGATTAGTGCGCGGCGGCGGGGACAGAAGCCGCAGTCGTATGCTTACTCCGAGTCGTTCGTGGCGAAGACATGGGCTGAGGTAATTGAAGTGCTGAAGAAAATGGATGTGCTGGACTGATGAGCGCTCTGTCTAAGGTACTGACTGAAGACATAGACATTGCTACGTTCAAGGTGAAACTGGGCCAGGGCGTGCGCGGGTTAACGGCTGAGCCTGAGCGCCACCGGAAGCGTGAGTTGCATGTGAGCGACTTCACGCAGAGTGAGAAGCAGTTTTGTTATCGGAAATTGGTGTTGCGCTATTTCAAAGGTGAGGACCGTACGCGCGGCGTGAGCATGGTGCAGTTAGATGGTAAGTGGCGCGAGGATAAGTGGCGGCGAATATTTGAGTCGGCGGGTATTCTCAAAGACTATCAGGAAGTGTTGCGCGTGGGCATGCTTGTGGGGCATCCCGACTTTCTCGTGGACTATGGCAGGGGCGACACGATTCTGGAACTGACCGGGCACGATAGCAAAATAGACCCGATACTGCGGCAGTCGCGCCTGGCCGTGAAGAAGCGCCAGTGTTTGACCTATCTCATTATGCGGGTGAAGATGTACCCTGGCTCACGGCGACGAGCGCTGGTTGTGGTGGAGAACAAAGGGAACAACGAGTTTCAAGTGTACCCGGTAGACTACGATGAGGAGAAGGCAACGCTGTTGATGAAGCGTGTGGTGCGAGTACAAAAGTTGGTAACCGCTATGGGCAAGGCGACACCGGAGCGTAGGACTGAGATTTACAGGCAGATTCCTCGCTGCGGGACCAAGAACTGCAAGGTGTGCTACGCATGAAGTGCGGTAAGTGTAACGGTACCGGGAAGATATTGGACTGGTGGCCGCTAGTGGGCGTACCAGGAGCAACGTTTCAGGAGCAAGATTGCGACCGCTGTAAGGGTACGGGGGAGGAGCGCCGGTGAGAGTTCTTGGCGTTGACTTATCACTAGCGAAGTGTGGGCTTGCCGTGGTGGAGAACGAGCGGCTTCTGTTTGTGGCTACGGCGCGGCCAGACCGCAGGCTGTCGCAAATGGGGAAGCGTGCGTCGGTGCTGAAGTATATCGAGGCGCTGTGGGAGAAGTACAACTTTGGTTTGATTGTGATGGAGTCAGCGAGGCTGTATACGGGCGGCAAGAACGTGCCTTTGGTTAGCATAGAGGCGATCATAAGCCTGTCTACTACGATTGAAGACTGGGCGCAGCGTACAGGTAATGCTGGTGTTGTAAAGGTGGCAACAAATTCCTGGCGAAAAGTTGTACTCGGGGACGGGCGCGCGCAGAAGAAGGATGCACAAGTGTATGTGTTGCATCATTTTCGCAAGGACTTAAACGAGGACGCAGCCGAGGCTATATGCCAGGCCGTGTATGGGGTGAAGACATGGCAACCGTAGAAGATCAGCCTGTTCGTGGCCGGTGCCCGTATTGCGGAATATGGCTGCGGGCCAGTTCACAGGCAAAGTTGGCGAAGGCGACGAACGAGCACCTGATGAAGCCGGGGCCGTGCAGTGATGAATTGATGCGTGAAGTCGTGGAGGGCAAAGATCGTGACAGAATCCGGTAGTCGCAGTAGACTCGGGCGTTGGGGTGAGGAGTTTGTTGCGAAGCACATGGGGTACAAGCGTGTGCCGTTCAGCGGTGGCGTGTGGCCTTACTTAGAAGACTTGGTGCGTGAGCGCATTGTGTCGTTCAAGGATAAAGGCGGTGGCGGGCGCGAGACGATGAAGGTACGGCACTTGGCACAGGTGAAGACTACGGAGAGTGATGCGTTCTTGAAAGAGTGGCTGAAGTTGGAGGAGCATGCGCAGACGGAGAACGCGGTGCCGCACTGGTATACCGTGGTCAAGACGCCACAGCAGGCATACATATTTGAGACGAGATTGGCGAAGGTAATTCTCCTGGGAATAGGAGGTGGCAACAATGGACGTGAGTGAGATTAAGTCATTGTGGCTGGCGTACATCCTGCTTGCTCTATTGCTGAGACTGGGATGGCTGGCGGGCGGATACGTAGCGCACCTTATTCTTGAAGGCGCGCTGTACGTGTATGACGAGATCAGATTGCGACTGGGAAGGGGCTAGGGCAGATGGCTGTAGAGACGCGGTTTCTGGCAAGGGTGCAGAAGTTCTATGTGCAGGGCGGCTTCGTGCGCCTATTGCTGGACCTTGACCCGTCACAGTTGGGTCGTGTCATTCATCTTGCAGCATTTACGGGCGGTGGCGTGGATAACCCCCGGCCCTTCGCGGTACGCATAGTCGCGAAGGAGATTCCGGGGCTTGCGTGGCGCGGGATGCTGAAGCGGTTGACGATCAATCAGATAGGCGGCAGCAGTGTAGATATGCTTATGGATAAAGGTTTTGACCTGGGCATACTCGCGCGCATGACTGACCGCGATGTGGCTATAGAGGCTAAGGAGGTAGACGATAGTGGACAACCGGCGTGAACGGTATGTGACGACGGGGGAAGTGCAGTTCGGTGAAAACCGGACGCTGGTGGTTAGTGTGCTGGGCGGGAGGATTGTTGTGGGACAGCGCATTACGTTCCGCAATGACGACGGAAGCACGGGCAAGGCGTTCCTCAAGAATGCACCAAGCCTTGACGTTGCTGCGGCAGATGAGTTGATTGCGGCGCTGACGAAGGCGGTCGCAGAACTGAAGCGGCGGGGCACTGGTGCAACGCTGACTACGAGTACAGGGAGGGAATAGACATGGCAAAGCAAGCAGACATGGCACGAGATGATTACAGCGTTGCGGACGTTGTGAACGCAATGCATCTTGGAAGCCTGGAGGGTACGGCGCGTGTGGCGCAGTTGTTTCCGGCGCTTGTGAGCGGCCTGTTGATTGACGCGATAGACACACTGGCAGCGATCATCGGGCAGCAGAAGGCAGCAGGCATTGAGGAGAAGGTGCGCGCGTCGTTTAAGCCGGGGTCCAAGAAGGACAAGGTGGAGGCAGCGGTTGATAAGGAGATTGCTGCTGAGCCGGAGCCTGAGCCAGCGCCGGAGCCAGAAGCACCCACACAGGGCGACTTGCTGGATACGGTGCCAGGCGGTACAGAGGAACCAGCGCCAGCCCCTGAGAAGCCTGCCAAGGGCAAGGGGAAGGGCAAGGCAGCGTCGAAGACAGAGGCACCGGCTGTAGAGCCAGCCAAGGCCGAGAAGGGCACCAAGACCAAGGCCGAGGACGACCTGGATGCACTCCTGGATGAACTGGAGGACGCTGGGCCGGGCGACGCTGATGGCGAGGGTGAAGGTGAAGGAGACGGGGACGGAGACGGTGACGGAGAATAGGCCCTGACGAGCCGGGGGCAGGGTTGTTGAGCGCCCTGCCCCGCACGTTTGATGGAAGATAAGAAGTGTACGTTTGATGGAAGTTTCAGGGGCAGAAAGTGCTTGACGAATGGTGTACAAAGGCTATGATTAGTACACAGGCCAACGACGATACACTGAAATCCCGGCGGATACCGGGGGCAGCACCAGCAGCGGCCAAGTGAACAGCAGGCGGAAGGGACGACGCGGCAAGGGCCGCAAGCGGTACAGCCCAAAGTGGGCGCTGCCCGCAGGTAACCAAAACCCTGAGAAACCACAGACTTACAATCGGAAGGTACGCGCTGCGTGATACTACGCAGCGAGCGCCACACAACGAGAGGAGATGATACCGATGGGCGGATTGCATATCGAATGGAGCAACGTGAATCGAGCGTGGTTTCTGATGTGGTTTGACCAGGTGCTGCGAGTGTTCAATGAGAAGTCAGATGCTGAGATGGCATTTGAAGATTTGACTGCGTAAGGAAGTCGTTCTGTAGGATAAAGGTACGTGCCGGGCTACACCCCTTAACCCTGTTAGGGAGGGGCCGTGTACAAAAGGTCGTTGACCCTGCCCGGCGAACGCTGAGCCTACGGAGGTATTTACAATGGGTACATGGGAGATCAAGAGTACAGCGTCAGCCAAGGAGATCAATGCCTTGCGCACTATCGCCGAGGCTGAGGCTTTTGCGCATGGCGAGAATCCTGAAGATGTAAAGGTCGTGTTCGTTCTGGATGGTATCCCCGCCTGAATGAGCCAGTTGATGGCGAAACGTGCGCCGCGCGCGCACGTCGCGGGCAGCACCACATTCGGCCCACACTTGGCGTTAGCCAGGGTCGGGCACAAACGAGGGTTGGTGACATGAATCTATTCAAGGCACACAGGCAGTGGGCAGTTCGCCCAGCGGATGAGCGGTTCCCGACGTTGCAGGCTTTGCATGCTGCTACTAAGGAATACGCTGACCAGGCGGGTGAGAAGCGAGTGCCCTGGTCTTCGCTTCGAGTCGAGGCGCAGGGCGAGGATGTACGGTTGGTAGGGAAGGCCAACGTGCCAGCAGCGCTGACACATTGGTCCTTCGGACAGTTGAGTTCAAGGGTTGAGGCACCGGCTGAGTATCTGCGGCGCTTGCCGCCGACACTGGCCGCACAGAATCTCAATTACGGGCTAGCGCATAAGTCCGACGAGAGTGAATCTGATGCGCAACTTCTCTTTCACAAGGACGGCGACCTGCTACTGCGCGCTATCACTAGCGAGCGGTATTCGCGCATTTGGAATCACGAGGTAGCGCAGCGGTTGCTGAACCTTGAGCAGTATGGTTGGGAGCCAGCGGTGCCGGACACGCAGTTTGCACCGTCTATTGGTCAGATCGTAGCGCCAGCGCCTAACGGCAACACAGCGCTGTACGCCAGCGATCACGATATGTTCGCCTTCCTGATGAATCGCAGCAGCGATATTGCTGAGGCGGGCACGAACGAGCCTCTGAAGCGAGGCTTTATCGTGGAGAACAGCGAAGTCGGCGCGTCGGCGCTGAAGTTGACGCGCTTCCTCTACAGGATGATGTGCGGTAATCACATCATTTGGGATTCCTCGAAGGTCGTGGAGATCAGCCTGCGTCACATCGGTAAGGCGCGCGAGCGCTTTACAGACGAGTGGCTGGCTGAACTGAAGCGGTATTCGGAGGAGTCAGCCTCTGACGAGGAGGCTAAGATTGCAGCGGCTAAGACGCGCGTGATTGGCGCGACGAAGGAAGAGGTACTTGACCGACTCTTCTCAAACCGCTCGCTTCAAATCACACGCAAGGCGCTGACTGCCGGGTACGAGACGGCTGAGGTGTATAGAGACACAGACGGCGACCCGCGCACGGTTTGGGGTATGGTGAACGGGTTGACACGACACAGCCAGACTCTCCCGTATGCTGACGCACGGACGCAGGTTGACCGCGCGGCAGGTAGGCTGCTGGAGATCACATTCTAGGGTTCACGGTACGGGGCGCGCTGTCACCCGCCAGCGCGCTGACCGCTACACCCTAGCGGAATACAAAGAGAGGGGAGACTCACATGGCGATCACAGTTAAGGTGAAGGTTCAGGTTGACTCGGCCAATGGTGACCCTGATGCGATAGCGCTGGCAATGGAGAACGTAGCGATCAAGCATGGGGCACTGGTGTTGACCAAGATAGTTACTCGGGAATAGGGCTAACGCACAGGCGCAGGCGACTGGCGGTCGAACCGGCGAGCGCAGGTGCGCTACAGAGGAGAGTAAGGCCATACTTCCTGCCCTAAGCGGCGAGCGTGAACGGATGTCTGAGGCGCTAACGGCGCTTGCTCCCGTTCACGCGAAGCCGCATGGTTGGCTGTCAAGGAAAAGTTTTCGCAGCGTGAATGCGGCCAGCAGTGCGGGGCAGTGTGTACAAAATGCGGGCCGTGTACACTGTTTGTAAAACCTCGTATGCTATAATTGGGATGGAGGTGAGAGATATGAAAGCCGCGTGTAAGAGGTGTGGGAGCAGGGCGCGTCCGTTAGATGAGGAGCACATCTGTACACCATGTCGCGAGTATGGTCGTTTCCTGACATGGTATCGAGAACAAGGTGAGCGGAAGGAGGCGCGCCGTGCGAATAGAAAACAAGACGGAGTACAGCACGAAGGCACTTCGTAGAGTCCTGACAGTCGTTCACCAAAGCATTGCTCGTAACCGTGGCCGACTTCCTCAGTGGAGGCGGCTGTTGTGCCGGGTTCTGTATCGGAGGGCACGATGGCCTAGTGTGGCAGGTCGGGCTTACATTGGTGGGTCAATCATGTACCTGCTGCCTTCGCGCAAGCAGGCCGACACGGTAGACTTTGCAATCGTCGCATGGCACGAGTTACTTCATTGCTACGGGTTCGCCGAGGCTGACATACCGAAGACCTGGACTATGGCGAATTACAAGCGCTGGGATGGGCTGGCGCAGGAGTTGGGGGCTACGATGCCCTTGCAGCCAGCGAAGGGCAAGGCGGGGCCGGTAGAGCGCCAGGCGCAGCGTCTACGGAAGGCGCAGGCCGGACTGAAGCGGTGGCAGCGTAAGGCAAGGCTGGCTGGAACCAAGATCAAGCAGTACCGTAAGAAGGTTTCATACTACGAGAGGAGGGCTTCGCATGGGGAAGCAGAGGGATTGGGAATTGTGGCATCGTCAGATGGAACGCGAGAGGCAGTGGACTCCAACGGAGGGCAGTCCTGATTGCCCGTCATGTGGGTCCTTCTTGCCGAATGAGTATCACGATGTAGATTGTGCATACGTGGCTGAGCGCCGGGCAATTCAAGAGGCGCAGATGCGCATGGAGCGTGAGCGGTGGTAAGGTTCGTGGCAGTTGCAGCGCTATCCTTCCTGGCTGGTGCGGGGCTGTGGGTCGCTAACGCGAGCATAGCCCTGCCTGCGTCTGATGCGCCACTCACGGCAGACGAGTGGTCGTTGTGGTCGGGAGAGGGCGTGTGGTATGCACACCTTGAGTTCTGTGAGTACGAGAACGAGAAGGACTGGCGAGTGTGCATGCGGCGCAACGGGCTTGAGCCGAACCCGACACCGTGGAACGTTGTGCCGACTTCGTTCTAAGGAGCGTGACTATGGACCCGATGAGTCTGGAAGCCTGGCGCAAGGTGCAGCCAACGTTGCGCACAAAAGCACAGAGGCTGTTTGCGTACATTGAGGAACACGGGCCGCATACGTGTGATGAACTGGAGTTTCTGCTTACCATGCCTCATCAGACTGTGAGCGCAATGCTTAACATCATGATGGAGGCCGGGCTGGTGTTCAAGACGGGCAGCACACGTTTGACCCGGTACAGGCGCAACGCGAACATATGGGAACTGGAGTCGAGGCGTAAGGAAGGACGCTGGTTGAGTGATGGTGGTCAGGCGGCGTACCTAGCATTTCAAAAGGAGCGTGACGCATGAAGAAGCAGCATAAGTTGACTTCAGAGCAAGCGCGCAAGATGGCAAGCCGTCCTCGCAGGCCGCGCACGATCAAGGTTGCTGTGCGTGACTTGTTGGAGTGCTCTGACGCGCAGGAGTTGAAGTCAGAGATGGAGGAATGGCGCGATAACATGGACGGGGCAAACATGACACACCTTCCAAAGTATGAGGAGGTGTCGGAGGCAGCGGACGAATGTGAGAACGTGGTGGATGAGTTGGAGCAGGGCTTGTCGAATCTGATTGAGGCACTGGAGAAGCACGATCAGGGCAAGACGTTATTGGATACGGCGCTGGAGGTTAGTAATCGCCGGGTGTCGTCACGAGCAGATCGTGCAGGTGAAATCAGTGAGCGCGTGGGTGCAGCGGCGGATGCTATCAAGGCCGAGTTCGGTCCTGAGACTGAGGAGCATTCTCTGGCTGATGAAGTGGCTGAGGGCGCTGAAGCCGTGGGAATGGTTAACTTCCCAGGCATGTATTAGGAGGAGCAGACGATGAAGGTACCTATCAAGTTCGATGAACTGAGGTTCGAGCCGGGGCAGTATGCTGACGGCCCTGGCCGCGTGACGTTCAGCCTGCGCGGGATTGACCTGTTTGAGATACCGATTATGGCGCAGGCAAACGAGTCTTTCCGCCTGAAGATTCAGGGAGATATTCATATCGTGGTTGAACCGGCATGAGTAATTCGGCGGCGCGTAAGCGCACGGAAATTGTGGGCAGTCGTGTACAGACCGAGGGAGCGCGGCCCTCTCCGACTGGCTGGGGAACGAACGTGGAATCTGCGCCACATGCTGAGGGTTCCCGCCGAATAGATTCGGGTTGGGTCGTAAAGCATGGCCTAACCCGCGTTCCTGTGGATGTACTGATAGACCATCCTGATGCGGACGAGGTGCCTTGTGGTAGCACCACTAACGATGAGCAAGACGAAGTGGCTGGGCAGCAGAAAGGCAAAGGCCAAGTGTCGCCGTGCGGGGTGCGGAGAAAGGATAACGATGCTTGCTGATTATTTCGGGGACCCGTATTGCAGCCGGGTGTGTTTGAGGATTCACTTGAATATCCCGGAGCCGGAGAATGACAGGTTTCGTGCGAGTACCTTGGTGAAACGTTATGGCGGGTAGGATTCTGACAGCAGCACAGTTGAGAGTCTTTGCGGCTGATGTGCAGCCGTCTGACAAGAGCGTGGTGTTCCTGGGATTATCAGGCGGGGAGTTGGCCGCTGAGGACCAGGTGTGCATCGGGCTGGACGTGAAGACGTGTGTACAGTTGCACGAAGCACTAATGCTATGGCTAGCAAAGACGGTGCCGGTGACTCCGGGAGGGGCGGTGCACTAATGGAGTTCTTTCGAACGTGGGGCGGGTTTGCGTGGTACACATCACCACAGACTGAGGGATGGGGGCGGTTGCTGCGCGTGTATCTTCGCATTGGCAGTAAGCGCTTGTTGGAGGTGGCTATTCCTTACGACCAAAAGCGCGTCATGAGGGCGTTAGCCTTGGTGAATGCGGTAGCGCTGACAGCGATCATTGTGCAGCCGGGCGTGGTGAATGGATGGTTGCTGTTTGTGGTCGTTGCAACGCTGAACCTATTCATGTGGGCGGTGGCGTGGTGAAGAATCTGCGCGAGCAACTAGAGCAGGTGAAGAAGGACATTGAGCAGATCAGCAACAAGTATTCTGCGGAGCCGGGCCGCGATGTTGAAATGAATCCTGTAGCGCGGGCGCTGAGTGGGTTGGTAAATATCGTGGAGGACTTGCTGAGATGACAGATAGAAGCGCAACGGGACAACCACCTGTGCAAATAACGGGAACGTGTTGCTGCGGGACATGCGAGGACTGCTTGGCTACGTGGGCCGGGCCGAGTATTCGAATGTCGTATGTCATGGCGCGCGCTAAGGTTCGTGATATGGCGGCGAAGGGTATCGAGGCGCATGTAGAGTGTGTGCATACGATAGATAACTTCTGGCACTGTGTTGTAAAAGGGCCGGACCCATACAGCGGTGACCGTAAATGAGAGGCATATGCGGAAACTGCGGGCATGTACGCGCGGACCATCCGACGCCAGACATTTGCACGGGAGAGGACGGGCTGGGATGCACCTGCGGTGAGTATTGGGAGAAGTACCGTTACGACGAGGACCTTGAATTCGATGTGAAGCGGGAGACGCCGCAAGACGAATGAACAGTAATCGTATTGGGGAGATCAGGCTGGAAATCGAGCGCTTGCTTATGGAGCATGAGCGCATAGCGAAGAAGTTGGGTAGGCGCGTTCCCAGGTTCAATTCGCGAGTGGCAAAGAAGTTCGGGGTGAGCCGACAGCGCGTGGGCAACATAGCGCGGGCAATGGGGTTAACAACCCCCAGGGAGAAGCGGTAATGGAGATGAATCTGAGGCAGGCTATAAAGGTGCTGCTTATAAACGTACACGCACACGCAGCGGCAGGATACGAGTTGCATCCTACGGAGGAGAAGGCTGTTGCGATGCTTGAGCGCTATACGGATGGCTGGGTGCCCGGTGAACCGGAGCCTGAGTGGTTGAGAAAGGCAGGTAGAGACTGATGAAGCGAGCAATTAAGGCACGCAAGTCAACACATACAAGTCGGTTCGGGCCGCTGATGCGAGCGCGTGACCGTGTGACAACGCGATGGGCTGGCAGCGCCGAGATGGTTCGCATTGGGCTATCGGCTGGTCACTTTGTGACTTTGCATGTGGTGGATGGTTGGCTGGTTGTGTCGGCTGACAGCACCATGACGGTGAGGCCGGTGAACGAGCGCGAGATATACATTCGACCGGTGGGCTATGTGGGCGGATGGGTGCCCGAGTTTGCCATCGGCAAGATCAAGGAGAATGCTTACCTGGGCGCTATACGCCGGGTAAATGAGAAGCAAGAAAATAGGCGCTTAACGGGCAACCAGTGAACGTCGTGGTGGTTATGGTCCTGGCATGGGCCGTGCTTGTGCTGCTGATAACAGTGGCAGGCGTCTACATAGGACGGAAAGGACCGACGCAGCAGTTCATGACAGGGAAGTTGTCGTGCCCGTCGTGCCGGGGGTACTTCACGCCGTCGAGGTTGAAGTGGGAGAAGACGAGCAAGTGCTTGAACAACCTGGATTACTGTGATGAATGCAAACGAACAGGAGCGTGTGGATGCTGATGAGTGACTGGATTGGGCCTGTGTTTTTGTGGGTAGGTGGGTTTCTGTGCGGCGGCGCAGCAGGAGCCTATGTCATGTACAGGAGGCAGCGATGATTACGCGCGAGGTGTGGCTCAAGCGCCCTGACGGGCGTATCGAGGTTATGCTAGGGGAGTTTACCGTCATAGTTGACATGGCGGGCAAGCCGGTGTGGATTGAGGGGCGCGAGCGGCTAGGCGAAATAGGGCGACCGCGTGGTGGTGGTAATCTGTCGCCGCACGTACAGTGCTGGCCGATGGAGTCTGTACTGAAGTGGACCCAGGTACCCGATGATGTTGTTGACTGGAAGCATTGGACATATAGAGGTATCGAGCGGGTAATGCGTCGCATGGAGCCAACATTTGTTATGGGCGAGGCTGTATTTACGCCTAAGATTGTCGGCGCTAAGACCGACGATGGCATCGGCCCATTCAAACGATGGATGGATGAAGGTTTTGACCGTGGTTGGCTAATAATGCACAGGAGCGAGCGATGAATAAGCAATGGACGCGGTATCCTGTGCCGGACGGTAATGTGCGACAGTGTTGTGATGCGCTGAAGCAGTCTCGTCCTACCATTCACATAGGGACTAGGCTTCACGATCATTGGTGCAGTCAGATTACGGGACATAAGGGCTATCACAAGTGTTGGTGGTGTGGGCATGAGTGGAAATTGGAAGTGGAGGAGAAAGAGGTACATGCGCTGACTACACAGTTGTCGGCGCTGGAAGCCGAAGTTGGTAACGGTGAGACTCGTGGACGCAAGAAGCGCAAGGGGGTGAAGTGAATGGTGACCATTGAGGTAGGCAACGAGATGCTGACGAATCAGCGGCGCGGTACGCCGACAGTGAAGCCGTTCAGGTATTACCTGTTCTGCTATCGAGTGCGTACCTTCAAGGCAGCGGCGACGCGGAGGCATTGGTTTCTTGAGATAATTGAGGCACCTACACAGAAGGGCGCGGATTCAAAGTTGGCTAAGTTTATTGCGCGCAAGGATGTGGTGCTGCTGAGCAGGAACGGACGGAGGCTACGGAAGCCGTGATTAGTAACTGGACTCTTGTGTACCTGTTTCTAATCATGGCGTCGATTGCTGTTGTGACGGCGGTGTCTATCGCGTTGTTCATAGTGGCCGTGGGCGCTGTGATGTACGGCATTCAGAAACTGTGGGAGTTCTTGTGGAGGGCATGATGCAGACCGAGAAGCCAGTAAGCCTGTGGCAGCAGATATGGCGCAGGGTGTACCGTGGCAAGCCGCACCAGTATCGAGCGCCGCGATACTATAGGCGGGCCATGATGCAAGTGGCTGTACGGGAGCAAAAGCGCAAGGTGGGTAAGCACAATTCTGCGATTGAAAGGGCGCGCGTAGCAGCGGCGCACCGGCGGGCTACCGAGGCGCTGGTGGAGAGTAGTCAGACACCTGGGCAGCGCGCGGAGCCTGTCCTGGGGCTTCCTACAGGGCACGGCAAGGGGATTGAGGCACGATTGCGGCAGATAGCCGAATCTGTACTGCGGAAGCGAGAGGAGAAGCGGTGATGTACAAGGTTGAACTGGTGCGTTATGAAGACAAGGTTGGGGTAGGCGTCCAGGAGCATGAAGGGATTTGGCTGGGGGCATGGTTTTGGGTTCGTACTGGTGACCCCAAATACTTTCCTGCATTCGACCGCGATGGTATTCGAGAAGCGATTAAGAAGGCTGAAGCGTGGGTGCGCGAGCGCGTGGCGGGCGAGGAAAATGCAGAGGCTGTTGTAAAGGAATACAAGAAGACGGGGAGAATACAATGAGCATTGCACTGTTGATGGCACTGGTGTTTATCCTGATAGTGTTGATTGCGGAGGCAGGACGATGAATCCGTGGAGAAGGTTTGTAGACGTGGTGCCGCCGCCGATTATAAGGACACAGAGTGGGCCGATGAGATTGCGGCGATGGGCCAGGCGAGTGCTAGGCCGGTGTCCTACGTGTGGCGGGCGCATGGTGCAGGGCCGCTGCATTGCATGGATGATGTTCGTGGCTCGTGTGCGGCGCGAGTGGGAAGAGAAGTCTAAGGAGGCGGGCCGATGAGAAGCAACGAAGAGATCAAGGCACGTATCGAATACTTGAAGACTCAGCAGGAGAAGGAGCGCGCGAGGTTCCTGGAACTATTTCAGGATGCACGGATGCGGTGGGCGTTGAGCGAGGAGGCGGGTCGATGAAACTGTTGTGGTTTCTAATAGCCAACGTTGCGGCAATAGCCGGACTGTTGCTTTACGTAGTGCTGGATACGCTGCGCCGGGAGCGCAAGGTGCGCAAGCAAGAGTTAGCACAGTATAAGGCTGCGAGGTTGGCACAGTGGCAGGAAAATGAGAAGGGAATGAAGCGTGTGGCCGCACAGGGTTGGCACGGTGCGCTCAAGGTTCGCATGACGGTGCCCGAGATGCGCAAGTACCTGGATGAGACTATCGAGGTGTTTAAGAAGGATGCTTACTGAGGAGTTGAAGAAGTGAGGAAGTGTCCTTCGTGCAAAAAGGCGCTGGCCGTGCGCATACTGCATTGGTTGTTCCTGTTGAACGTGCCGCGAGGTGCGCGGGTAGCCTGCTTGGACTGCGGCTACACCTGGGATGATTGGGATGCGGAGGTGGTGAATTGATGAAGGCGCGTGATGTAGCCTGGATATTGTGGGTGTACCTGCTGGTGCTGGCTGTGGTGTTTGCTATTGTGACGTGGGCGGCACCCGAGACAGTAGATCGTCGCATGCCACAGGTGAGCGGGTACAAACTGGATAACGGCGCACACATGGGAACGCTGCCATGTGGTGAGGCATACATGGAGGTGCGGCGCACAAAGGTTCCGAATGAGTGGGTAGTTGTGTGGTATCTGAACAAGAAGGTGCTGGCCGTGGTCTTTGTCTACGACGGCTACTATCAATACTTCGTAGACTCTGACTTCGATGGCAGGTGGAACAAGAACGGCATTGGGAAGACCGGAGAGGGCAGCGCTGCGGACTTCTACAAGTTGGTGAATGGCTGCTATCTGACGACATGAGCGTGAACTTCACTTTGGTAGCACCAACGTTTCAGGTGAGCGATTCGCGCGAGAACTACACTAAGGGCAAGAGCGTGCAGAGGCGCGAGGCGGTTCACTTTGCGCAAGACGCTGACGACATTAGCAAACGCGCTCGCGGTCGAGGGCGCAGCGATGGGCACAGGAGAAGCAAATGACACTGGAGCGGTTCCTGGTTCGGTTGGCAAAGGTGGCCGAGGATAGACCTTTTGAGTTGACTTCGGGCATGTTGCGCACCAGCGATAGCGTGTACCACTGCCCCATTGAGGCTGTGGCCGGAGTCAAAGGGTATGTTACGGCAGCACATCGGCTAAAGTTACCGACGAGGCTGCGCAACAGAATCATGAAGGCTGCTGATGGCTTTGGTCTTAGCAGTAACGGTGACCTTCGGCTGCGCGCATTGTTGTTGAGCGCAGTACGCTATGGCAAAGCGAGGTAATGTGATTGAGGGGTTTGATTGAACGCATACAGTCTTGGCTTCGGCGCTGTCAAATATGTGGCGCGCGGCATGCATGGCAGTATCCTATTCGTGATTACCCAGCGTTGCGATTGTGTAAGCGCCATGCGCAAGAAGTATTTATTAAGTTGGTGGCGCGGGGGCCAATACGAATGAGGGTAAGAGACTAAATTAGAGGTGATGCATGGGACGAGGCATGATGTTGTTCGCGCTAGGATTCTTTGTTGCATCGCTGTTTGCAATGTGGACGTACAACACGGACTTTGATTGTGTAGAGAAGACGGCGCAGAAGCCGGACGTAAAGGTATTCACGCTGCTACCATCGGACCCATTTGTGATTGGGGATGGCGAGCGCGCCTACCTGCTGGAGCCGCACACTATCTTAGATGCTGTGCGCAAGGTGGAAGGCGTGCCATCGTATGGTGTCATGACTCTTGCCCGGCGCTATGGTAGTCACAGGGTTGTACCCGAGGCGCTAGGGCGGGCCGAGGCAGCGAAGATCATGCACAAGATGTACCGGCGGTGGCGCGCACAGGGTAGGCCGGGTGATTTTCTTGATTACATGCACAAGCGGTATGCGCCGGTGGGCGCGAGCAATGACCCGACTGGGTTGAATAGGCACTGGCGCAGGAACCTTGAGAGGTACATGGAGGCACGACGATGAATGTTACGACGTTGTTCTTGATTTGTTTCGTGCTTTTTCAGGCTATAAGTCTGGTGACGGCGTTGGAGGGACGACGATGATGAAGACGGTATACATTCCAGTTCACTACGGTAGCGGTGGCGATGCAATACTTCCTGAGCCGTTGTTTGGGATTAAGGCTGATAGCGAGAAGGAAGCGCGGGTGATTCTTACCTGGTGGGCAAGGGGACGACGCGAGAAACTGTATTGGGATAATGCTCACTTGGTGCCTGTGGTGACAGTGATTAGTAGCGAGGAAGGGAGTGAGAACAATGGGTAAATATCCTCATGTGATGTATGTGCTGCGCGAGGCAGACGGCGATGAGCACTTCTTCTCAGCACAAGCACAGTTGAAGTCTTTTGCTGTGCCGGACGACAAGATCGTGGTAGCAAAGTACGTGTTAGAATCATTTGTGACTGTCACAGCGAACGTCAGTGGGAAGGAGGAAAGGGTATGACGATGTTGCTGGGAGCATTCGGTATTGGACGAGGGAACTGGCCTGCTGCGCGAGCACTGGGCCTAAAGTTTGACTTTGGGCATGACGTATGGGACATCGCTGAGCCGGGCTATGAGCGCGTGGTGGGCCGGTACGGTATGGACGACTTGCAGCCTGGTGTTCACACTGAAGCGGAACTTGGTGAGTGGGCTAAGGAGGTTCGGAGCGAGGGCCTGATGCCCTGTACATCCTGCATTCCATCGTTCTTAGGGTCGGTGGTTTCGACAGTGGGCGAGTGGTGTGGGAAGCATAGCGTGAGCCTTGGCGTGCAAGCCTACCACTACAGTCCGCGCATATACTCGGACATCGAGGTACTACTTCAGCGGATAGGGACCGGCATTCGCTTGCGCCACTACATGGGCTGGTACGGCGTGGCCGATTCTGTATATCCTGTCTACTCATCACAGGCACAGTGGAAGCCGAAGAAGCCGTGGGAGATCAGATTCATCCGGTGGCAGTACAGGATGATGAGATGCAGGTTGCTGGTCTTCTTCCCCTGGAATGAGCAGGCGCTGAAGGCTCTGGTATGACCACGATGAGCATGGCAGAGGTTCAGGAGAAACTGGCTAAGGCTAAGGCCACAGTGGTCGAAGCCTACGAAGCCTTTCAGGTCCACAAGAAGAGATGTCCGACATGCAAGTGTGGAGGCAGGTGCCAGAAGCGTCAGGACATGCTGTTTGAGGTTGGTCAACTGCACATGATGGTGAGCATGGTGGAAGTGTGGTTGAACGGCTATCGTGAGAGGCAAGGGCGGGGCATCTAGGAGGTGATTTGGATGAAGCAAGCGATCATGGTACTTGCGCTCGTGCTGGCACTAGCGGCACCGGCGCTGGCGGGCGGGTTCCTGAAGTCGAGGAAATACATGAGTGCGCAAGGGTATGCCAGGTGGCAATACTTCCTGACTACCGGAGTGTGGCGAGCGAGGTAGCAGGACCGTGGCGCGTGCATAGGCATTAGCCGAAAAGGGTAGTGTGGACTCTGGCCTACCTCTAACGCAGCGCCATAGAAGGGCAGGGCCTGGGCCTGGAGCGATTATGCCGGATGGGCTATCGCCTTTGGAGCCTGGGCCTTGTCATTTGTGGGAGGTGGGATGCAATGGACAGTCAGGGGATTAGGGTGCGTGATGGTGTGCGGCTTGACCTGAGCCGGGTCTGCTACTGGGACAAGGATGGCGAGTGGTTCCTGTACCTGCCGGGTTGTGGGATAGGGAGCCTGCGGGAGCATGAGGTGGTGGAGCATGAGGACGGGACCATTACAGTGCAGCCGTCTATCCTCATGACAGGGCACAACCAGGGGCAGGAGACTACTGTACACGGCTACCTTGAGCGAGGGGTGTGGCGAGGGGCCTGACCCTGGGCTGTGTGGATAAAGGGGCAGAACTGTACACAGGGGGTTCATTAGCGGGCCTTGGAAGGGCATAATAGACCCTTGTAAGGGGGCACAACAGGGGGTGCAAAGTGTGGTACACTTGTACACAGGTGGGCCTGGGACTCGGGGTAAAACCCTCGTCCCACGCCCTGGTATCAACGCCTGATGCGAGGCAGGTATAGGACCTGGGCGCATAGAGAGAACCCTCGTGGATACAGGCGCTTAGGCATCCCGAGTCCAAGAGATCAGGAAGCGCCGCGAGTAGAGCAAAGTGTACACAGGCAGGGGTTGTACACAGGGGGGGAGGCAATGGGGGGCAGCGGGGGAGCGGTACTCCGCCCAGCCCCTCACCCCACGCGCCGCACCCATGTACCCCAGTGTCCATAGGGACACCAAGGCCCAGCACCCACAGCATGCAGCACAGGGCACAGCAGGGCCGTGGTGAGTACGCAGGGGCAGGACCCGATACCAGCAGGGGTACCACAGTGGCGGGCCTTGGAGCCGCGAGCCTCTATGGACGTGGAGCAGGACCGTCCCCCCGTTCAGAACTTGCTGCGGGGCGGGCGGGCAGGACGATGCCGCGTTCTCGTAGCGTAGCAAGAGGGGTGTGTACACTTTTGAGCCAGTGTCGTGCAAAGGGTGTGTACACTACTTGCAGGGTGTGTACAGTTTTCGGAGAGGTATCCGGGATGTTAGGCCACGGTCCAGCAGCAGGGGCCTGAGCCGCGAGCGCAGTTGAGAGGAACCGGCCCGGCAAGCCTGCCGGTGAAACCGAACCTCTCGGGGACTTGCACAAAATGTACATGGATGTGTACAATAGATGGTAGGTGTACACAGGGGGTTGTAGCAGATGGCAGACGATCAGAGCAAGCCAAAACCGCCGGTGCAAAAGAGGGTGCCGCGCGTATGGGATATGAAGCCGGACGAGCCTGCCAAGGCGTATTCCGCCTTCATGCTCTATCGGAGCCTCGGTGTCGGGCGTAAGTTAGCCGATGCCGCAGAGCGCCTTCACGTCCGGGTCTATGTGCTGGAGAAGTTGAGCCAAAGGTTCTCGTGGGCGTTTCGCGCAGATCAGTGGGATGCATGGGCCTTGCGGCAGCGGAGTCACAGCGCTGAGAAGCGTGTGCTGCGCGAAGCCGAGTTGGAAGCACGTACGATCAGCGACCTGGTGCGCATGACACGCATTCTCACAAAGCGCACGATGCTCAACGTCATTCGTACAAAAGCAGCATCGTTGACTCCGCAGGGCGTAGCAACCCTGGCTGACATCGTTGTGAAGTTGAGCCGGTTGCAACGCGGCGAGCCTACTGACCGGCGCGAGAACATTGCGCGCAGCGCACGCGAGCGCGTGCGAGAGAAGTTGGACACTGTGGCAAAGACTCTCGCAGACCAGATCAAAACAAAGGAGAAGCCGGGCGATGCGCCGCCGTCGAAAGAAGTCCACTAGGTTCGCTCGTGTATGCTGCCCTCTGTGCCGCGAGCGCGCAGAGCGCCTGTCGGCTATCAAGGCCGTGAAGATGTACGCCTGGCGCTGCACAAAATGCGGCGCAAAGTTCTGGACGGAAATGGACAAGGACGATGAGTAGCGAAGATGTAGGCCGAATTGACCCGCGCAACCTTAGCATGGCCGAGAAGTTAGCGCTTCTCAGCGAGGAAGCGCGCACTGCCATGCTTGCGCAGTTCAGCGATGAGGAATGGGATGCGCTCGAATACGACTGGAATTTCTGGAGCCGCCCCTCGCAGCAAGCACCGTTAGGTAACTGGTTAGGCTGGCTCATCATGACTGGTCGAGGCTGGGGCAAAAACCGTACAGCCGCTGAGTTTTGTGTCGGAGAGATCAGAGCCAATCGCAGCAGTCGCAGCGGATTCATTGCACGTACCGGGCCGGACATGCGCGACGTGGTTATCGAAGGCGAATCAGGCATCATGCGTATCTGCCCGCCAGACTTCCGGCCACTGTGGGAACCATCGAAGCGCCGCTTGTCATGGCCGAATGGCGCGATCACACACACGTACAGCGCCGATGAGCCAGACGTGCTGCGCGGGCCACAGCACGATTTGATATGGGGCGACGAGTTGGCTGCATGGAAGTTTCGTGAAGCGTGGACAAATGCAATGTTCGGTCTGCGCATGGGATTGAATCCGCGTTGGATTGCAACCACTACACCAAAGGTTACTCCTCTTATGAAGTCGTTGCTTCTTGAAGCCAAGCCGCGCGAGCAGTACGAAAACATGAGCGTTGGTGACCAGCGCGGCGCAATCATATTGAGCGGCGGCAGCACGTATGAGAATCTTGCGAACCTCGCACCCGCGTTCATCAAGGAAGTTATCCGGCGCGCTGAAGGTACGCGCATTGCAAAGCAGGAAATCTACGGAAAGATGTTGGAGGACAGTCCCGACGCGCTGTGGAAGCGTCAGCAGTTGGAAGACGACCGAGTTATCAAAGCGCCACCACTGCGCAATGTTGTTGTCGCCGTGGACCCGGCTGCATCTGCTTCCGAAGATAGCAGCGAAACCGGTATCATGGTGTGTGGCGTTGACGAAGCGGGACACGGCTATCTCATAGAGGATTCAACGATCAAGGGCAAGCCGGAACAGTGGGGAGCGGCTGCGGTCGCAGCGTTCCACAAGCACCAAGCGAATAGAATCATTGCTGAAACAAACAACGGCGGCGACATGGTTATCAGCGTAATCATGGCGGTTGACAAGATGGTTCCAACGAAGAAGATCACAGCGAGCCGGGCCAAGTACACTCGCGCGGAACCAGTAGCGGCATTGTACGCACAGCACATCATGCATCATGTCGGCTACTACGCTGAACTTGAAGACCAGTTGTGTTTGTGGGTGCCCGGCGAAGAATCACCTGACCGGCTTGATGCGCTCGTGTGGGCGTTCAGCGATTTGCTTGTGGACTTGAAGGCGAAAGTATATGGGCGCGATTTCGGAATTGCGTAGGGTTTCAACGGCGGGGGGTGTGTACAAAAAGTGTACACCGTACACACCAAAAGAAAGGACACTCTCGCGCCGCCCAATGTAGTGCAGTATAGCACACTGTCAAGTGATATTGCATCACTCTTTCGGAAACAGTACAGTATTGGTGACTGTCGGAAAGTGTACACGGGAACAAACGTTTGCCTGTGTACGTTTTGAAAACGTACATAGATAGAAGATAAAGTGCTAGACTGTAAACAGCCTGGGCAGGAGGGGTTTCGTTGGCACGGAAGCGCTCGCTAGAGTCAGAACTGAATCAAGCCTCGAAGAACATCGGTAGGCGTGCGTCTGTCGGCAAGTCGGGACAGGGCGCTTACAGTCTTGTGCCCGTGCAGTCTTCACAGCATTTCCCTCTGAGATCACAACCTCGACCGTCGCAGCAGAACCTGTTGCGAGCGTATGCGGAGTCTCCGTGGCTGCACATCAAGATTGCACGGCTGGCAGCGTCATGGGCCAACGTACCATTCAAGGTTGTGGCTGAAGATGCGAAGGGCAAGGAGACGGACCTTCCTCGCGCGCACCCCCTGCACCTGCTGATGCGAAAACCGAACCCGGCGATGAGTGGCTGGGACTTGCGTTTCTTGACCGAGTTGTACATTCGCTCTGTTGGGGAATGCTACTGGCGCGTGCGAGGTAGTTCACTCGGGCGCGAACTGTGGGTGTATCCGGCCAACTGGGTTACGCGCGTGTTCGACCGGAATCGCCAGGTGTCAGAGTATCAGGTTGCGGAGACGCAGCCCGGTGGCGTGAATATCATTCGTGTTCCAGCGAGTCAGATGATTTGGTTGCGATCACCAGACCCGCTTGAGCCGTACAGCGCCGGACTTGGCGACGCGCTATCACTTGCCAGCGAGATTGATACATTTGAGTTGGCGTCTGAGTCTGACCGGCGTTTTTTCGAGAACGATGCATCACCACCTGGTGCGCTCGTAGTGCCGGGACGTTTGACACAGGACGAGAACGACCGGATGCGCGACGACTTTCAGCGCAAGCAGGGCGGGCCGGAGAATCAGGGCAAGCCGATGCTGCTGTGGGGCGGCATGGATTGGAAATCGTTCCGTGCGGGCCGTAAGGAAATGGATTTCATTGATGGGCAACGGTATCTGCGCGACGTGATTATCGCGGGCGTGCACAAGCACGTTCTTGGAATCACGGACGATGTAAACTTCGCGGCGGCTAAGGCGGCTGACTACCAGGTTAGCAAGTGGGAGTTAGCGCCGCGCGTTCCGTGGTGGGAAGATAACACGGACAAAATTGCGATCATGTATGACGAGCGCGCGCATGTGCGATGGGATAACCCTGTGCCGCAGGACGAGCAGATCGAATTGCAGAAGGCAAACGAAGGATTGCTGCGCGGCGCGATAACACGAAACGAGTGGCGCGTTATCAACAAGATGGAACCTCTGCCTGACGACATCGGCCATGTGTTCATCATTCCGCCGGGCCTTGTCGTTGTACCTGCGGATGAAGCGGCGCAGATGCCTGTGGTGTCACCACAGATTCCACCGGAGGCGAGGCCGGAGGGCGGCACGCCTGAAAATAGGCCACCGGCAGAAGACGACGACAAAGAACGTGGGAACCCTTTATCCGTTAAGCACACACCCGGAGGCCATGAGCACGATCAGTCTTCACACGGAGGCGAAGGCGGGGGCGGCGGCGATGAGGGCGACGGTGGCAAAGAGTCTAGCACCGGGAAACTGAGCGGCAACAAGCCAATTGTACACGATGGCGGAAACGACGCTAACGTTAACGAATGGAAACCCGATGTGTGGAGTGCCGGAGATGTGTTGCTGGATGATAATGCGACCATTTTTTACCACAAGAGCGGAACTGTTCTTGTTGGAGGTCCAGGGTCGCAGCATTCTGAAGTTATCTACATAGCGGGTAAGAAGCCTTCGTATGAAGATGAAGGTTCACACGTTATGTGGACAAGTAGGCGCGGTAATGAAAAGAATACGTTGTATTTTGTTATGACAACGGAGCGAAACGAATGGGATGCTACATTTGCTTTCCTAGAGGGGCTTGCTGAACGTGGCGTAAATGATTCGGTGCAGGCAATAATCGGTGGAGATATAAAACCAGTTAGAGAATGGTTGAAGCAGGGAAAGGCCGCTGCGTTGAAGGCATGGCGCAAGTATAAGGCACCAGTATTCGACCCACTTCATCCTAGTTGGCGGCGCGTGTTGGAGCAAGTTAGTGGTGCAGTGAAGACAGACGACACAATGGACGTGCTGCGACCTATCTACGAAGCCGTGATGGAATCCCGTATCTCAGATGTGAAAGAAGAACTGGGCATCAACGTGGGCCTGAGCCTGACGGACCCGGACCTTCTTGCATATCTAAGAAGCGCAGCGGGCGAGCGCATTACGCGAGTGGACGAGAACACACGCGATCAGATTCGTGAGGCGCTTGAGGAAGGCATTCGTGCCGGTGACAACTTGCGCGGGCTGGAAGAAAGACTTAACACGGTGTTTGACATTGCCAAGGAGCACAGGGCCGAAAGAATCGCGCGCACGGAAGTCATTGATGCGTCGAACGCGACAGCCTATGCATCGTACCAGCGTAGCGGTGTGGTTGAGGGCGTGGAGTGGCTGCTTGCGCCTGACTATGATGGCGAGGAAGACGATTTCGAATGTGAGGCTATCGAGGAAGCCGGGCCGGTGCGTGTGGGTGAGGAGTTTGTTCCTGGCATTGCTTGGCCGCCAGGTCACCCGAATTGTAGGTGCGCCATTGCTCCCGTGGTAGCGGGAGATGAACTTGCTGAGATCGTGGATGCGGAAGCCGTGGTCGAGGACCGCATGGGCGCGCGCGGGATGGTTGAGGACCAGAAGCGTGAAGCGGTTGAGAAGGAAGGATTGCCAGTGTTACCCATAACGTCTGAGGAGAAACAGCGAATAATAAAGCAGTGGAACGAGGAGATTGTTCCCCAGTTCAATCAGTCGCGCAAGGATTTGCGTGCGGCAAGGGAGATACAAGGCGGCAGTATCTCACAATCTGTTGCTGATGAAAACCGTGCGATGGAGAAGTTTTTCGGTAAGTGGGCCGAGGTAACGTTTGAAGATATGAAGCGCTGGTTGCCGGAGAGTGTGCAGACTCCTTTGTACAAGGGATTTAAGATTACCAGTAAAAAGGGAGCCTTTTACGAAGAAGGATTCATACACATAAATCGGGAACTGGCGCTTAGCAAGATGAGTCAGTTTAACGAGGTTGTTAATGGCCTTGGTCAAGTGCAGGATAATATTGACCTTTGGCACATGCAGACTATATTCCACGAAGTGAGTCATGCGATGTTTGACTGGTCCGCTAACATGGTGCGGTTCTACAACGAGGGCGGAAAGTCATTGATAGAGGCCGTCAACGATATAATGGGTACCCAGCACACTAGAACATGGCTAGAAACCGTGGGCATAAAGGTGCAGCCGGAAGCAATAGAGTCATTCTTGTACGGAAAGGATTCATCGTATTCGGGCTACGTTCAGAACTGGGATAGATGGTTCCAGGGCTTCAACGTGAACATTCGCGACGAGCGCGTAGCGTCTCGAATATATGCCTCGATGGTCGTGGACGATGCGAACGTTCCTCAGTTGACGAGAATTGAGGGCGCAAGCGGCGGGGCACCGTTACTTCGACAGTTCAACATGGACCGCGTGTTCGATTCGATTGAGCCTGAGATTCGTTCTTCGATGAGCGATGAAATTCAGGCGGCATGGGATAAGACGATTGGCGGCGGGCAGACGCGGGCGATTCGTGAAGAAGCAAAGCGTTCATGGACTAGTGCGTCGAAGAACTGGCTTGGTGAGCAAGATGTGGTTGGTAACGATCAGATAGATGCATGGACGAAGCAAGTCAAGGATGCCGTGCAGAATCGTTTTGATAAACTGCGTGCCGAGGGGAGCATCTAATGGCTACGCTGCCGGAGATCATGGGAATGGCGGATGGCTCGCGCGAGAATGTGGTGCGTGCCATTAAGACACTGGAGACGGAATTTGATGTGACGGACTACAACAACGTTGCGGTGCAGCGCGCCATGAGTGTGTTGCAGCGTATGCTCAGCGGATGGGATGTGCCGGGGCGCGCGAAGGGTCATGCGCCGAAGCGTCGCCTGCGCATTTGGTTCGGGGACAAGAAGATGAAGCACATTAACGCACTCGGGCGCGAACACACACGGCTTGAGCGCCATATGGAAAACAAGTTGCAGCGTGTCTTTCAGAGCCAACGACGCGCGGCCATTCGTACATTGCGGCAGCAGGCCAAGGAACGAGGAGAATAACGATGCGAGGACGATATAACCTTATATTCTTATATGCTGGGGCCATTCACATGATGTGGGCCATCCTGCTTCTATTCGGCAAGGAAGTTTTGTATTCTACACCGGCTTCTGCCATCGCTGGCCTGGGACAGTACGGCGCGGCGGCGGTACTGTTCGTTTCCTCATTGCTTGGAGTCATTGGTTATCGAAAGTCAGGACTCATCGAAACGCTTCTGCCACAGCAGGCTATTCTGATGCTTAGCGCAGCGGCCAGCCTGCATGCGTCTGCGTTGAGTCAGTATGCCGATGGTATTCCTAGGCCGTTCCTGTTCATATTTGCAGATCAACTACCTACTATCCTGGCGGCAGTTCTACATTTGGTAGCACTCTTGTACGAGTCGCGCGAGTCGATTCTCATAAAGAGTGTCAAACTATGATAGACAAGTCATTACTTGAACTTATCATCGCGGGCGTAGGTCTTGTGTCGGCCATGATAGCGGTTGCTCGCGTTGCAGTCTCTAGTCTTGCGGATACGATGCGTACAGTTATAATGCAGCAATCGAAGCGCGATGATGAAACGCGGTCCGCAGAGATTGTCCTGCGACAGGAAATACTGAGGCAGCAGGAACGGATTGCAACGGTCATGGATAATCACCTGTCTGGAATATCAGCGGCACTAGGTAAAATCACGCTGACACAAGACTTGATTGTAGACCGCTTGCTAGATGCTGTGGTCATTCCAAAACAGGGATTGAAAGCGATCACCTTAGAGCCACGCGGCGATAAGGATGAGAAGTCATGATAGTTTTACGTAGACAATGGTGGGACGCACGCATTCATGCTGAAGGATGTGAGTGATGCAAGTCTATGTGGACCGCGAGGGCACTCATTACCTGCGCGAGAAGCCAGGAGCACGATGGGAGTCATGCAACGGAACTGTCATTGAAGATCATGAGGAGGTAGTACAGGATGGAAGTGCTGGGCAGCGCACAGGGCCTGGACAACACGGACCTAACCCTGACAATCGACATAGCGGAATCGGCAGGCGTAAAGGTTTCGCAAGTGATGGTCGCATACAGCGCAGCCGTGACCGAAGACGTAGACGTGCTTCTCGACAGCCTGCTGGGGGAACCATTCGACGTACTGCTCGTGAAGTTCGTATTGGAAAGTAACCGCTACGGTGTGTGGATTCCCGAAAGTGAATGTGTGTTGGTGGCCGGTGACAAACTGGTCATTACTGCGCCTGCGGGCGGCGCGGGCATCACTGCAACGATCACAGTGTACGGAATCAGGAGACTTGACTGATGCCTGAGCCTGTTGGCTATTCTGGTGCGCCTTACATTGATGGAGTCAAACCCGTCTTCACCCAGGCGATGGCGGATGATTTGTATGTGAACGTCACTGGCGACGTTATGACAGGCTTCCTCACGCTGAACGCAGACCCGACTTCCGCGCTGCACGCTGTTACTAAGCAGTACGCTGATGCGCTCATGATAGATCACCTGGCAGAAGGCGACCCACATCCGCAGTATCTATTGGTGGCCGAGGGTAACGCGGCATATGTCCTGAAGGCCGGGGACACTATGACTGGTGCGCTGACGATAGCGGTGGCTACTGGCGGGCAGTTGCTCACGCTGGCATCTTCGGGCGTTGGTGACCCAATCCTTCATTTCCTCAAGACGGGCGTGCAGGCGTGGGTCATAGGAATTGACGACAGTGATGCCGACAAGTTTAAGATAGCGTCCTCCGGTGCATTGGAGACGGTCACTGCGCTAACTATAACAACGTCGAATCTAGTTGGCATAAATACGGCGACACCTTCTGGAAGGTTGGAAGTGCGCGGCGACGAGGGAATACTCGTAGGTCAGGTAGGGTCGTCTCGCGCCTTGGAGATATTGACTTCTGGCACGGTCTATAGAATTCGTTCGGCAGGCGGTGCAGCGGCAGACGACCTGCAAATCATGCAGGGCAACACTGGAATACTGACGCTTCATACGACGGCTGTGGAGCGCGTGAGGATTCTCGCCGGTGGCGACGTTGGTATAGGAATCGCTGACCCAACAATGTCGCCGAATCAAACGCGGAACGTGGCGATGTATGGGGCACCGACTGTTGGTTTGAAACTTATAGGTTCGCGTACCATAGAAGCCGACATTGCTACGCTGTCGTTCATAAATAATCCTACAGGCACAACCTTCAATGAGTTGGTGCGTTTGGAGGGGGTGCGTGAGCAAGCCGATAACAGCGGTCTGTTGAACTTCTATGTAATGACGGCAGGTGCATTGACCGCGCGGATGCAGTTGACGACGGCAGGGAAGTTGAGGCTGTTCAGTCCTGCTGCGATAACGGTGGCTGCGGCGTCTCTGCCCCTTCTGTTGCAAGGTGGCGGTGGTGGCACGACAGATATTCTGCAAATAGAGACGGCTTCCGGCTTCAGGATTGCTACCTTCGATAGTGACGGCGACTTACTGTTTCGCGTAGATGAGTTGGCAAGCATCGGAGCAGCCGGAGCGAATAGGCCGACTGCCGTTTATGTAGTATCGCAGGTCGCAGTAGGAGTGAATGCCGATATGCCCGCGTCTGGTTTGCTGCGATTGGCCGGTAGTTCGACGCTGTTCAGCGCAAAGCATACCGGCACTGGCGGAGCGATGTTCCAACTGGTAGGTACTGCTGCGCTTTTCAATGACAACGCCGTACAGATAAGTCTCGCAGGGGCATTAGGAAACTACTTGGCGGCGAGTGCGACTGGCGGCCTGCCGGTGACCCTTAGCCCTGTAGGCGTGACGATAGGTTCGGCCATTACTAGCCCTCCAACGAACAAGGGTATGCTGCGTCTACTCTCGCGAGAGACTTCACTGGAAGCGTTGACTGGCATCGAGTTCTCGCAGGCACCGAACTACGGCTACAAGGTGGCGGTGCTTGATAACACGGTGTCAATGATATTTGCAAATCGCGAGGATTCAGCGACATGGACAGAACTTATGAGATTGAAGGGAAGGGGAACTATAGAGACGACCGGAGCCGTTGGCAATACGGCGGCTATTTTTGGCGCAGGAGGTAATGGCGTTGCGCTTGTTCGAAGTTCTCCGAGTGTGGGCTTGAACGCTTACTACAACGCAGGATGGAAGGCTATTTTTACTGGCGCTGCGGCTATTCTCGGGGGCGATGGGGGCGGCGGTTTTGTTATATACACTGCTCCAAGTGCTGCTACGGATGCTGCATTAACGTTGACGGAGAGATTGGTTCTGTCGGCTGGCGGCAGCGTTGTAATAGGAGCATTGGCTGACTTAGCATCAACCGCTACTGAGGGGTTTGTATATATCCCTTCGGATGATGCTGCGCCGACTGGTACCCCTAATGCATTTACTGGAAAGGTAGCAATGATGTTTGATAGAGCGAATAACAAGTTGATGGTATATGATGGCGGTTGGGTAGGAATAACGTTGGCGTAAGCAAACTAAGTCGCGCTAAGGCGCGGGGAGGCAAGACAATGGGAACAGTTACGGAGATCGAGAGAGTACAGTTGGACCTGGCGGCACCAGCCTACAGGCTGACTGAGGGCGACAGGAAGGTACTGGGTACGGAAGACCCAGTGATGGGAGCCGTACGCGCAACGCAGTTCGTGTTGAGGACTGCGGTGACAACGCACTTTGCCCAGGGGATGGAGAATCACAACGCTCGCATTTGGAGCCGGTGGCAGAAGGTCTTGGACGGTGACTCCAGAGAGGTTGAGGTGAGCAATCCGGACTTTGAGTGGTTATGGAAAATCTACTCGGCTGACTCACTGAAACTGCCTGCGGCGCTGTCGTCCTGGCGGGTGCTGTTGGAGAACCATTTGCTGGACGTACGGGACAGCCTGCGCAAGCAAGAATAGTTGTTGGAGGGTACCTCTGTGAAGGTGAAGGGTCGTTATTTATATTGGTATAAAGGGCGCTGGGTGACGCGGCAAAGAAAACATGAGTTGAAATACCCGCAGAAGTTTTATGCGCAGATGGCTACGAGAGAAGCCGTAAAATGGGGTCTGATAAAGCGTGGTCTTTGTGAGGTGTGCGGGATTAGTAAAACACAGGCACATCACGTTACTTATACGCCACCATTGAAGATAAGGTGGTTATGCGCGAAGCATCATCGTGAGGAGCATGGCCGGAAGCCTGGAGCAAGAAAATAAAATGACGTGAGGACTTGACGACCAGGTGTACTTTGGCGGTAGACTGTACACAGTTGATGGCGCGGAGTACCTGCGCTTTGGAGGCTTGTAATTGCCCATTGGACAGTATGAGGATTTTGCAGCGTGTGTAGCGGCAAACCGGGACAAGGAAGACCCGGAAGCATACTGCGCTGCTATCGAAAATTCACAGAGGGGAGCGGGTAAAGTGACCGAAGCACTGGAAGCGCTGAAGGCGCTGCAAGCGAAGGACCCGAAGGGGCAGCGGTTCTATGTCACTGCCCAGGTGAAGCAGATTGATGAGGAAGGTTTCGAAGCAGACATCGTTGCGAGCACTGCGAATATTGACCGTGACCGTGAGGTTGTGAACCCGCATGGGATGGTTGTGCCGAAGCCTCGGCGCGTTCCTCTTGTGTCGAGTCACCAGTACGGCGACCTTCGCAAGCAAATCGGTGATGTTCCAAGTGTGAAGTTGAACGGTGAAATAACCGCGCGGCCACGTTGGTTCGTCGGTATGGGTAACGACGAAGCAGATTGGGCGTTTGCTCTTGTGAAAATGGGAGTGGCCGCGTTCTCAATCGGATTCCTCCCTCTTGAGTGGACTGATGCAGACTTGGCAGATGAGAAGACGGTCGAGGAGATCGTGGCAGGCAAGAAGCCACTGCGCGAGTACACCAAGTGGGAACTGGCTGAAATCAGTCAGGTCATTGTTCCATCGAATCGAGGTGCAGTGCAGCGCATGGTCGAGGCGGGCATTCTCCCGAAGGACTACAAGACTGAGGGCCTGAAGGATGGGCCAATGGACGAGAATGCACAGAAGGCATTCGACGCTGCACTGAAGTTGTGGCAGGAGCGGCAGGCGAAGAACGTGACGGTGAGCGTTATCGTCAACGAGGGGCCGGGCGATGGCAAGGTGCCAGCCGCACCGGTTCCCGAGAAGCAGCCGGAACACCCTGCTGCGCAGATTGCAGGTGAGCAGATGAATGCTCGTGCTGAGTGTCCCGAAGGTCAGGAGTGGGACGCGGCAGAGGGTAAGTGTGTGGACAAGAAGGCTGCGCCGGTTGTGGAGCCTGTAGTTGACCCGGCCAAGTCATTCGACTTGCTGTCGTTGTTTGAGGCGGCAGGCAAGAAAGAGATTGACGTGCCGAAAGTGGAAATAAAAGTACCGACGCCAAAGGCTGCGGCGGTGGTTGAGATCACGTTTGAGAAGGACATCCTTCCGAAACTGAAGGATGCTCTTGATGAGTTTGCGGACACTCTCCGCGTGGAAGTGGCGAATGCTGTCAATCAAAGTTTGAAGGAGTCTGAGGCCAAGGTCAGCGGCGCTGTGGAGGTTGCTATCGCAGCGAAGTTCGGTCCCGATTCAGCAGCACACACAAAAACAACGGACCTTATCAAAGCCGTAATGTCTGGCGTAAAAGAGTTCGTAAAGACCGAGATTGCGCTAGCAAAGGGCAACGTTGATGCGTGGCTTCAGTAGGAATACCATTACAAATCTAATGCGAAAGGAGTGAACAAAATGACCCCGGAGGAACTTCTCAAGGTTGTACGAGAGGAGATGAAGAACGCTTCATCTGAGCAGGGCGCTGTGGTTGCTGCGGCTGCAATGAAGGCTGTCAGCGATTACATGGGCCGTGCGTTCGGCGGGCAGTTGCTTGACAAGGTGCTTAGCCCTGGCGAGCAGTTTGCTGCTGACCCACAAGTGAAGGACTTCGTTTCTACTCGTGCCAAGAACACTGCACCTATCGCTGTTCAGTTGCGCGGCTACGGCTTGAAGGCCGGTGAATACATTCCTGCGCGATTGAAGACGAATGTGCTGGCTACGGACTACCCGTCTGAGAGGACCTATCTGCCCCCGGCTATCCCTCCACAGCGCACGTTTCGGCTGCGGGATTTGATTCCGGTGGCGGGTCTGGCTACCCCACAGATTGAGTATGCCCGTATCATCACGCTCGGCAACAGCGCTGGCGGTGTCGCGGAAGGAAACGCAAAGCCTGAGTCCGCAATTCAGACTCAGATCATCACGCAGGCTGTGGTGACAATTGCGACCTTCATTCCTGCGACCCGACAGGCACTGCGAGACGTGCAGGGTCTTGCTGCTTACATCAACCAGGTTTTGGGATACTTCTTGCAGTTGGAGGAGGACGACCAAATCCTGAACGGTGCTGGCGGCAACGACATGACTGGCATCTACAACACAACCGGCACTCAGACTCAGGCGTTCTCGAATGACATCATCGAGACGGTTCGTAAGGCTGTTACAAAGATTCAGACGGCGTTCATGTCTGACGAGCAAGCGTCAGGCTTTGACCCAACTGGCGTCGTGTTTCATCCGAACGACTGGGAGACTGCTGAACTTATCAAGGACCTTAACGACCGATACATCCTCATCCCGGATAACAGGTCACCTGCTGACTCGGTACCTGCCCGGCTGTGGAGTATTCCGGTCATTGTGACTCCTGCTAATTCAGCGGGCAACGCCCTGATGGGTGCCTTTGACATCGGCGCAACGCTCTGGACGTACGAGGCGCTGACTCTGCGAACTTCTGACTCGCATAGCGATTGGTTCACCAAGAACATCGTCGCTATCCTGGCAGAGTTCCGTGAGTTGCTGGCCGTGTACTTCCCGGCAGCGTTCGTTGAGGTTGACGTTGTGGCATAATGATACTCACGCTATCGTGAGCGATGGGACCGGGGGCCTAGTGCCCCCGGCCCTTATCAGCGGGCCAGCGAGACTGACCCGGCGGTGAGGGAGAAAACGTGGAGGAGGAGGAACGAACATGGCGCTACCAAGAATCATTGCTATGACGCTGGTGCGAAAGAGCGTGCAGAACGATGGCAACGTTCTTCTCGCATTTGAAGTCAAACTGGAAGATGAAGGTGCTGGGTCACTGGGCTATGCGCGGCTGGTTGTCAACGCAGGTGCTGCGGACGACTTTGCTGTTGGCTCAGAGTTCACCTTTACCGGAACGGCGGGCGACTAATCCGTGTTAACATCCCGAATGTTTCCGCCTACGCAGGCGACACCTTGTCCTATCTGCGGAGGCGATTGCAAGAAGCCACAGGGTGAGTTCTCTAACCGGGGCATCACGGTAGTATCTGTTATGCGTGATGGTCCTGGTATGCAGAGCGGACCCGAATACAAGTATCGAAGCCGCGAGCGTGTGAAGTGGAACAACCCAAAGACGGGGCGCTACGAGTTGCGCTACGGAGTGGGCGCACCGGTGCCGCTTATCGAGGCGCTGCGGCAGGGAATTGTGGAGGTGGGCGAGTTGTCAGAGGAGCAGAAGCAAGAGATAAAGGAGCATGCGGAGCGTGACCCGGCTGCGAAGTCGGCGCTTGTCAAGGCATTGCAGGCGCTGAAGATGTTGCGGCCATTGAATCGCATGGTCAAGCCGGATGATGTTGTTCAAAAGTAGTAGCGAGCGCGGCATACACTAGAGAGAGTATAACGGTAAGAAGGAGGCAATCGTTGTGGCTAATAACAAGACCACATATCTTGAGGATAAACTTATCAATCATGTCCTGCGCGCTACAGCAATGTCTTCACCAGCAACAGTGTATGTGGCGCTTTTTACTGCTGCACCGGGCGAGGCAGGCGGTGGTACTGAAGTATCGGGGGGAGATTACGCGCGGCAACCTGTAACCTTTGAAGCACCGGTAGACGGTGCTACGGAGAACGATGCGGATGTTACCTTCGATGTTGCAACTGCTGACTGGGGCACTGTGACGCACTTTGCAATCTTCGATGCGCTGACAGTTGGTAACATGCTTTACTACGGTACGCTGACAACTGCGCGCGTTGTGAATAGCGGGGACCAGGCAAAATTCCTCGCGGGTGCCTTGGACGTGGCGGAACTTTAAGGGATGGCTGGGAACGGTGAGGGGACGGGTCTGGTGCCGGATGGTGCCGGAACTGTCCCTAGTTTTTTGATGGAGGCTTTGTAATGGCGGAATCGCACAGAGCAACTAGAAAAGAAGACTCCACGGGACTCCTGATTAGGCTTTATAAGATAGTCGAGGAGTTAGAGGAGCGCTATATGCAGTCGGTGGTTCTGTCGGACCCTGACACCGGCGAGAGTGTAAAGGTATCGCTTGCTGGTCTGAAGACAAATGACGATTATCAGGCCGGGGAAGTGTTGGCAGATCAGAACGGAGCAGGGGCAGCGCTTACGTTTACGTTTTCGTCAGAGGTTCAGTTGGTTGTTGTGGAAAGTAATGGTACCCTGGACAGCCGGTGTGACCCATTTGGAGGCGTTCCTACGGCGATGCTAGGCATACCGTGTCGAGACAAGGTGCCGGTGTATATTCCAGTGGCGGCAACGGTCGTTCAGGTGTTTGCGCAGGTTGGGTCTGTTGTCAGCGTGTGGGGGTTCAAACGTGCCTAGAATCATCACTATCATCAAGAGAGTAACGGAGGCAGTGGCCGGGGCCACTAACTTCCTGGCGCGTCCGCGAGCAGCCTCAAGAATAATTAGTATTCTCGTGGCGAAGATGAATGTGGTGGCAGCGAGTGTGATTGACGCAGCGCGGGCGATTCTTATGACGCGGAGTCGGTCGGCTACGAATATGGTGCAGATAACGTTCGACCTTGTGCACGAGAATCCGGTGACAGGTGCCAGTCAGGATGCGGGCGGTAACTGGACTAACATTGCTAACTTCAACGGCACTGATGATGGGGCTTATGCCGCTCTGGACGGCGCGACTCTGGCTGTGTTGGGGACGCTGCGCGGGAATCATGATGCGCAGCCGAATCGTCCAGCGGCCTTAGTAATTTCAAAGGTTGAGTTACTGATGTTCTATAGGACGGTTGCTTTCGGTGTATTATCTACCTGGACGATGGGGTATCGCGTAGGCAACTTGGGTGTGGCGCGCGACTTCTACACGGAGTCTACTGTGAATCAGGACTTCAGGCGCGTGGGCGACGGCGGGCCAGGTCCAGAAGTCAGAGACATCACTGCGGCGCTGATGGCTAACGAAGGACTGACGTGGGCTAACGTAGCAGCGATGCAGCACTATTTTATTGGCATTATAGGTGCCAATTCACCTGCCGTGCACTTAACGGTTGATGCGGCTAAGATAAGGGTAACGGCGCGAGAGGTTTTGGCGCTGTGAAAGGAGAGTGGACTGAATGGCTGCGGCAATCTTAGATCAGGGGCAAACGGTTATCAGGGATGGCGTCAATACTGTGGTAACGCACGTTGGCGTGGCGACTGATGCGACGGCGTTCGTGGCGACGCAGACGGTGCTTGACCCGGCAGGCGGTGGTGCGGCCAACCGTCTTATCAAGGCGGCGACAAAGGCCATTGTGGACTTTCAAACACGCGACTACACCATGACCATTGATGGCACGCTGGAAATGACGGGTAAGACAATCTTTACGATAGGTATTTTGAATGGGTCAGCAACGGGCAATGCTGTGACTCGTTCGGTACGGTCGGCTGGCATTGGCGTGCAGGCAGGAGATTCATTCACGATTGGCGTGAGGGTTAAGCACGAGGATAATTCGTAATGCTTCTTCTCATCCTTGATAGTCACAAGGAGGGGGTGCTGGTATCCTTAACGGGCGAAGTGGTTGGGGATGCTAATGCTACCCTAGATGCACTAATACGATTGTGGTTGTTGGATGGGGCAGTGTCGGGCGATAGCCTCGTTGCTTTTGCTGAACTATTGATAAGCAGGATGGCTCATGAGATACCGCTTAGGCACGGGCATGATGGGTTGGCAAGGATGGTTCACGACGCTGTTGAGCGAGGCGGTCATGAGGCCCTTGTTCGAGAGATAGCCGAAGCCGTGGCAAGAGTGGTAAAGGCGGCAGCAGAACGATTGGCTAGTGGTTCAGGTTCACGCGAGGAACACGATGGTATAATTAGACCAAGCGGCACAGCGACAGAACGCAAGAGTCATGGCGTGCCGGGGAGGAAGATTCACTGATGTCGCGTCCTGTATTTTGGGAGTTGCCAAAGCAGCCGGGGGAGCAGATTGTTGTTCCCGGCTTTGACTTTGCTAATCAGATGGTGGGAGAAGAATTAGACGACGAAGCGGAGGTCAAGATTTTCGAACGATTGTCGGGCGAGGAAGTGACGGATGATATGTTGGTAACGGATAGCGTGACGGTAACGGGGTCGGTTGTCTCCTTTGAACTGAAGGCCGGAGATCATAACCTGGATTACTATTGTGAGATTGTGGCGACAACCGCTGCCCCTAAGAGCAGACCGCTGCATGGCGTTGTAATCATAGGAGTAAGAGATAGGCCCTATTAGGGGCCATGTTCAATCGCGGGAGTGGTTCGCGTGCGTGTAGAATATCGGATTTGGCAAGATGTAGCGAAGCCGCTGGCCGGGAAAATAATTCTTCGTCCCGAGTCGCCGGAGGAGGAGCAGGGACTGCGCATGTTCAGAGATCACATTGCTAGCCCTCAGAAGGGGCGCAAATTCGAAATTATATATAAGCGCAGGGTAGTTTCGGCACCTGAAATTCATAGGCTGTTGCGGGAGAGGAATGATGGGCGGTAAGAAAGTTTGGGTGCACAGGAATCTGACTCAGCCCGAGAAGCATGAACGTTGGTATTCGGCGTTGAGGACAAGAGTTATTGTTTTACTGGGCGCACGGTGTGAATGCTGTGGTGAGACACATCATGAGTTTCTTGCCATAGATCATGTGGAAGGTGGAGGTTTTCAGGAGCGCAAGAAGATGAATGCGGTGCAGATGTTGAAACAAATTGAGGGCATGAATGTGATGGAGCGACAGCGAAAGTATCGTTTGCTCTGTCACAACTGCAATGCGTCATTAGGCTTTTACGGCTACTGCGCGCATGAGATGGAAGGGGTTGATTGGTAATGCCGCTTGACACGGACATAAACTTAGTAGATGTGGATGATGCCGCGCAGGAGTTGGGTACTGCGGAGGCAGACCTGTATCGTCTTGAGCGCTTGATTAACTTCGTCAGTGCGCGCATTGAGCGGTATTGTCAGACGAGGTTCAAGAAGCGTACGCTGACGTTGACCCTGAATGGGCCGGACTTTGACCTGTTAGATGTGGGTAGTCCTATCGTTAGCATTACCAGTGTTACTGTGGGCGGCGAGGCGCTGGCGACAACGGACTACAGTATTTTGAGTGAGCGAGGCCAGTTATATCGTGGGGCCAAGTGGAGCGCGCCAGAGAATGGGAAGCCTGCCGGTATTCGCAACGTTGTGGTTGCGGGTTCCTTTGGGTACGACACGATTCCTTATGATGTTGTAGAGGCAGCGATCATCTTGCTGCGGTTTCGCATGAACAACAGCAGCATGGGCGGGGCCGGAATGAGGTCTGAAAGAATAGGGGACTATTCGTATGAGCGCGCTGGTCCGACTCCGGGTGTTGTGGATGTGGGAGCGCACGATTTGCCCGAGGAGGTACGGGCGCTGCTTGACCCTTTCGTCAGGCATCCTGTGTAAACTTGTCATACGTTGAACTGCTAACGCAGCGCGCGGACATTCAGAAGGCTACGATCACGCGGTCAGAAACCGGCGAGGAACTTGAGTCGTGGGCAACTGTGTATTCCGAAGTGCCCGTGCTTGCTAGATTCTTGACTCTGGAGGCAGACGTTCCTATTGGTCTGAGTGAAGCAGTGACGCACATGGTGCACATGCAGGTGAATGATGCATTGTTAACGGGGCGCTGGCGCTTTGTTATCGAGGGGTTTGCGTATCGAATCGTAAGCGTGAAGGACCCCGGTAACAGGCATCATCATTATGAAGTGTTATCCCGAAAGTTGGAGGAAGTGTAGCAGATGGTTGGAACGAAGTTGCCTGTTCAGGTTTTCGTTCGCAAGGCGCTGAAGGCGGCAACGCTTGCGAAGCGCGCCGTAGATGCTGCTGCGCGCGAGTTGAGTCGGGAAGCGTTCATTATGGAGCGCTCGATGAAGAAGAACGTCTCGGTTAACTTTGACATCTTGCGGTCGCATATTGGCGTTGTGGGTCCGAAGCGAGAAGCAGGTTTCGTGAGTGGTGTGTTCTATGAGGTTGGCGTGCGCGGCGTGGATTATGCGAAGTTCATAGAGTTCGGCACAGGACCTGCGGGCGCAGCGACGGACCTTCTTCCGGTGGCGAAAGAGGCTATGCACGAGTTGGGATATGTGCACGGGTCAGGAAACTTCATGCCACCGGTGAAGGAAATAGAGCGGTGGTTGAGGCGTAAGGGTTTGCCCTTGGAGATGGCGTGGCCGGTGGCGCGTGCTATTGGACTGAGGGGAATGAAGCCTCACCCATTCATCTTTCCGGCCTACGAAGAAAGGCGCGCCGGGATACCCAGTAAGGTGTCGCGAGCAGTTGCGCGTGTCCTGGAGGTTGGATAAAATTGAAGGCGGTCAAGGCAAGTTTGTTCAGTCGGATAACGGGTGACGCTACTTTGATGGCAAAACTGGGCGCGTCTCCTTACATGGGTCGTTTGCCGGACAGCAGTAAGTTGAGCAAGACGAAGGCAATGATTGTTATTAACGGGGACGCGATTCGCGATCACGCTGACCGTGAGACGCAGTTGTACACGATGGATGTGTATTCCTACTCGCACGATCAGGTTGAGGATGTATACGAGGATTTGCTAAGGGTATTTGGGGTGACGGTGGATGCGCGCCGAATATGGCTCAAGTTGACCGTCAATCCTCCTGGTGCGCAACTGTTCATCAAGTTTGAGAGTAGCGAGGACATTGCGGACCCGACAAGCGAACTGTTTCGCAAGGCTGTAAGAATGAGAGTGAAGGTAGCGCGGACTATATAGAGACGTGCGGGCCGGGCCAAAAGTGGCCGGTAAAGATGTGCCGACGCACATTGCCCGCAACAAGTTTCCTTCCTCGCTGTGCAGGGAGCGGAACCCTGCGTGAATCGCGACGGCTGCGAAAAGCCGAGTGTCTTCGTGGCCTGACGATTCAGGACGATGCAGTGAAGGAGGGGAACTAATTTGCCTACACCACCTAATACGGATAACTACCAGGTAGGCGGCGTCAAGATCATTGTTGGCGGGCTGGACCTGGGTAACGTTGCGGGATTCGGTGTTGACCCATCGGACGTTGAGGTGTTGCAGCACTTCAGCGCGCGAACTGGTGCACGAAAGGTAGACAAGCAGGTCATTGTGCAGAAGCGCATGACCTTCCGGGCTACCCTGGATGAGCACCAGGCAGACCTGTACTCGAAGTATTTCATGGGCGAAGTGTCGGGTAGCCAGGTGCTGCCGCTGACGAATCCGTTGGCTGAGACGAACATTCTTATTACCTATCTGAATGAGGATGCGACCATTTGGACGTATTCTCACACGAAGGTAACTGTTCGACCTTCGGCTGCAATGGACTTTGGCGACTTCTCAGACTGGGTTGGGTTCGAAGTGGAAATCGAATCCTTGCAGGATGAGGACGCTGCCGAGGTTGGCGGAACGGTTCCGACACACGGAATCTTCACCTTTACATAAACCATACTCGCGTAATCGCGAGGTAAGGCTGTGGGAGCATCCTATAGATGCGAAAGGGGAGGCGTGCACAGGCATTCAGCCGGAGACGCAGCCTCCCCTGTCCCCACACAAAACGATGTCGCGCTGACGCGCGGGAGGTAAGGAACATGGCAGAGATTCGCGATGATGGTCGCGGAAGGGCACCGGAAGGGGATGTGAATAGTGAGCAGGCATCAGCCAGCCCGCTAAGTGCAGTATGGCCGGGTGAGGCTGTTTCTGTTTCTGGACGCACGGTGTTTGTAAAGCCGTGGGGCGTTAAGGCACTCATGACAGAGGTTCCTGGACTGTTGGGGTCCTTGATGGGCAAGTTGGCACCGGTGTATGAGGCGGCGCGAGCCGGTGGTGGTAATGAGGCAATGCTGAAGGTTCTCATGGAGCAGGCAGGCACTGAACTGATGGACTTCGTGGCGGTGACGGTGCGCCTGACGCCTGCGGAACTTGAGGCAGCGACAGCGGCTGAATTTGTGAATTTGATTCGAGCCGTTGTGAGGCAGAACAAAGATTTTTTCGACAGCGTGTCGGGACTGTACAGCGACCTGGGCCGTCCGATAGGGAACGAACCCGTAGAGAAGTCCTGACTGTTCTTGCAGAGTTGCGTGCATCGGGCTTCTCGCTTGAGGAATTGGGCGAGTTGCCTTTGAAGTCGTGGATTGAATTGTATGGCGCACTTAGGGCGCGGTACTGGGACGACAAGTCAGTGGATGTTGGCGTTGTGCATCCTGCGAAGCCGCGCGATGCGCAGAAGAATTTCTTGAGGGCGGCGCGCAAAGCATGGGGTGCGGGCGGGAAGCCAATATGGGCTGACCCGGCGCGCATGAAGTCATGGCTGAGACGGATTGGGGTGCCGGTACGTGAGCGCAAAAGCGAAGGAGAAGGAAAAGGCGGTAGTGATAGCAGCGCCTAGCCTCAAGAAACAAAACAGAACTTCGGGAGATGCGAAGGGTCCGGGGTTCGGTAAGTGGGGCGGGCTGAATCGCAAGGTGCTGATAGTGCCGGGCGGAAGGGGCGCGCGGCGCTTCGAGGTGCGCGACGATCAATGGTGGGAGAACTACAGGAAGCAACTGGGGGTAAAGTGAAGTGGCGTTAGGCGGGGGAGGGACCATAGCCAGCCTTATCGTGAGCATCGGCGCGGATATTTCGCGCCTTGGTTCCTCATTGAAGGAAGCCGAAGGACAGATTGATGGGTTCATTGTAAAGACGGAGGCGGCAGGTGCAGCGCTGGGCCGCGTTGCGCTTATCGCTGGCGCTGTTGGTGCGGCCTTGGTTGGTGTGCTTGCCCTGAGCACTCGCGCTGCGGGTCAGGCGCAGTTTGCGCAGGAGAAGTTGAATAACGCAATTCTTGGAAGCGGTAAGGCGATTGACAAGGCGAAGTTGGAAAGGCTGGCCGCTGCGCTCCAGAAGACTACCGCGTTCAGTGATGAAACCATTCTATCTATGCAGTCGTTGCTCATTACCTTTGGTTCTACCGAGAAGCAGGTAGAGCGATTGTCTCCTTTGCTTTTGGATGTCAGCGCGCGGCTGGGCATTGACCTTAACACAGCAGCGCGTGCGTTCAGTAAGGCTATGGCGGGAAGCGAGGGTGCCTTACAACGATTCGGTATCGGTATTGGCGACAATATAGACCTGTTGCGCGACTTCGATGGTTCGATGAGGCGGCTTGAATCGCGCTTCAGTGGCGCAGCGGTAGCAGCCGGTAACACTTTCTTCGGTGCATTGTCTAAGTTGCGCAACGCCTTCAGCGAATTGCAAGAATCTATTGGTGCTCCTCTGCTTCAACCACTAACGCTAATCATCAACGCTTTTGCTAGCCTCGTGAATGGCGTGGCTGGGCTGATAAAGGCGTTTCCTATACTGGGTCCCATAGTTGGGGGAATCATTGGCGGTCTGGCATTATTGGCGCTAACGGTGGCACTGGTAACGGCGGCTATGAGTGTCGCTGGGCCTGCGACGGCAGCGTGGGGATTGATAGTTGGCGTGCTGTCGAATGGCGTGTCGTTGTTGAATGGGCGATTGGTCATTCTTGCGGCTAATGTTTCGGCCTTCAAGGTTCTGCTGGGCGCTGGCTTAGTTGGGGTAATCGTTGCGGTTACTCTTGCTATTATTCAGTGGGTGCGCGCAAATGACGATGCGAACAAAGGCATGACCGAATTGATGCTGCGCGTGGACTTGTTCTTTGCCAAGTTGTCGGGTCCGCGCGGCAAGAAGGCCGTTGAGACGTTGGAGCAGGCCATTAGAGATTTGAATGAGGCACATGCACGCGCCAAGGAAGGCTTCAAGGGTACAACGCAATCCGCTGAGGAAATGGCGCGTAGCATGTTGTCGGCAAAGGAAGCAGTAAAACTGCTTCGCTTAGAGGAGGAACGAGCGGCAGCGGGGCGTGCGTCTGATGCGCTCAAGAAAGCGGGAAACACAGAGGCAGACATTAAGGCTATTGAGCGCAGGCGTGTTGCAGATGTGCGGGCGGCGCAGCAGAAAGAGTTGAACGCAAACATAAAACAGAACCTTCACGACCTGAATCTTCATGAGACGACGGCAGAGCGCAAGAAGGAAATACTGATAGAACTGGAAGATCAGCGGGGCGCGCTTGCTCAGTTGGCGCTTCAGAATGACCAGGAGGTTGCTGACGAAACGGTATCTATTGAGAAGCGTGCTGCTGAAAAGCGCCTGAAGATAGACAGCGACAAGATAGACCAGGAGATGGAACTGGAGCAACAGAAGTTGACGGACATTACGCGCCTGGAGTCTGTCCGTGAGTCCAACAGGGCGGCGGTGGCACAGCGCGCCTTTGCGACGCAGAGGCTGGAAGAAGAATTGCGCATTGGCATGTTGACCCGCATGGCGGCGCTGGAAAAGAGTTTGCAGAAGGACATTCTGGATACGCGGCTGACGCTGATTAACGTTCAGAACAAGCGACTGGAGGCACAGTTTATAACGTCCGAAGCACGGCGCGCGGACCTGGTGCGCCAGGGTTTCTTATCGGAAGGGGAGGCTGCACGGCAGTCAGCGGTTGAGCGATTTGATATTGAGCAGCAGAAGATTACGGCTGAGTTGTCATTGCTCAAGAAGCGTGAGGAGGCCCTTGAGCAGCAATTCATTCGCGACAAGGAGATAGCGCTTGCTACTTTCACGTCAAAGGTAGCGCAGTTGAAGTTGGAGAGTGATGCGCAAAAGGCAGCGCTCGACAGCCAGCAGAAACTTCGCGAGATAGACCTGAAGGCATCCGTGGCGATAGGTGAGGCCGAAACGAAAGCGAAGATTTCTCAGTTGGACCTGGGCTTGAAGGCTGCGCTCAAAGTTATTGAACTAGAGTTGAAGGCGAAGGAAAAGGCGGGTGCGATACCGGAGGGCACAGCGGCGGCGTTTGCTGAGGAATCAAAGACGCTGGAGGCCGAGTTTCGGCAGACTACTGACTCGTTGACGGCAGCGCAGGCGCAGAGGTCTGCGGCAGTAACGACTCTGTTGGCTGAACAAAACAAAGAAGTGGTAGCGCAGAAGAATGCGCTCGATAAGCAGAATGCGATTCAACAGGAAGTGCTGAAGCAGCAGTTGGGAACTGACCTTGCGAATGCTGTACAGACCAGGAATGCGAACCTGCGCGACTTGGCACAGCAGGCTGCGAATCTTGGCGTTGATGTGGCCGGGTTTGTGGCTGAGCAGCGCAGACTCACTGAGGAAATGTTTGAGCGTGGGGATATTGTGCCGGAAGAAAGGCGCAGGCGCTTGGCGTTTCTGGATGGTCTGAATGATGAAGTGAGCAAGGTAACAGATGTTGCTACGGGTAAACTGAAGACGACGCTGGAAGACAGCAAGTCGTTGTACACGAATTTCGCGGAGGCTGTGACAGCGAAGTTGCAGCCGGTGGCTGACCTTATCAAGCAGATCAGTGACCCGGCGGCGCTGGCAGGTCTAATCAGTTCTCTGTTCGCGGCCAACAATCTGCGACCGGGTGCGGCGGCACAGGCTGGTGCTGCGCCGAATATCACACAGAACGTGGATTTTTCATTCCAGGGCGTGACAATGAGGTTGACGGCAGATGAGCAGGCGGTAATGGAGCGCGTCATTAAGCGGCTGTTAGGGCCGGATGGCGAACGGTTGTACAGCATTCTTCAGGCTTCACAGGGGGCTAAGTAGATGGCGCGGCACGAGATCACTCTGGATGATGGCGGTGCGAACGAGGTCACCCTTGAGGTGCTTCCGTTTGAGTGGCCGCGCAGCGTCTTTGAACTGTTGCAGGTACAGGCCAGTGAAGTAACGGGATGGCGTTATGCAACGGGCGCTGTGGTGGTGAAGTTGAAGGCATTGTATGGTGGCGCGCATGGTCAAGTGTTGCGCGGCCTGGGCGGGCCGATTGTGCAATATGCGGAGACGACCGGCGGGGCGGCGTTCACTGTTACGGATTGGCGCGGTAACACAGGAACATTCGCGTTTGTTCCAGTGGATGGTCTGACGATTGAGGAGATTCATGGCAGTGCCGATGAGGGTGACCCCACTGGGAGCGCCTTCCATCGGCTTACTCTACGGCTTGTGAAATTATCCTAGTTGCGAGGGAGTGTGTCGCATGAGAGTTCTCATCACTGGGGCCGCAGGTTTCATTGGGTCACACGCGGCGCGGTACTTTGCACGGAAGTATCCGGCCTGGGATTTGCTGACGCTGGACCGGCTTAACTACGCGGCTGCACTGAACCGGATGGAGGAAGTGCGCGGGCGCATTAAGGTGGTTCTACATGACCTGCGAGCGCCGCTTACAGACTACGTGGTAGCGCAATTGGGACCGCTGGATTACATCCTGCACTTCGCGGCTGAGACGCATGTGGATAGGTCAATGGTGGACCCACATCCGTTCATAGAGTCGAACATCCTGGGCACGTATAATCTGCTGGAGTATGCGAGATTGCATCAGCCAGCGCTCAAGATGTTCTTCATGGTGAGTACGGACGAATCGTATGGCGCTGCGTCGCCGGGCGTAGATCATAACGAGTCGTCACCACATAGGCCAAGTAACCCATACAGCGCGAGCAAGGCGGCGGCTGAGGACCTGGCTTATGCCTGGGAGCACAGCATGGGCGTGCCAACGATAATCACGAATACAATGAACAACATTGGTGAGATGCAGCACCCTGAGAAGTTTGTACCAAAGATCATTAGAAGCCTCTATACACAGCAGATCATTCCAGTGCACGGTTCGCCGGACGAGCCTGGGAGCCGGAAGTATTTGTATGCTGGAGATCATGCTGATGCCATTGACTTCCTCATGAAAGACGGGAGGCGCGGCGGGCGCTATAACGTTGTTGGTGCTGAGGAGATCAGTAACCTGGAGATGGTGCGGCGACTGGAGAAGGTGACGGGACGCGAGGCAAAGATCAAGTTCGTGGACTTTCACAGCACTAGGCCGGGGCACGACCGGCGCTACAGCCTGGATGGTAGCAAGATGGCTGCGATGGGTTGGACACCTCCATCCCCGATTGATGATGTGCTGCGCGTCATGTGCGGGTTCTATGTCGCGCGAGAGGATTGGCGATGAGGCTCGTTGGGTTTCTGTCGGTGATGGTGTTGCTGTTTGCATCGTTCAGCAGGCCACCGGACTTCTATTGGCACGGGTGCCACTTTTTCTACATGGGCGGCGAGGGTTATCCCCTGCCTGTTCCCATGAAGGGGTTGCGAGGATACATGATTGGCCTGGAGTCGGGAGAGACACTATCAGGTAACGTTCTGCTAGATGAGTATGGTCGTGTTGTGGAACATGAAGTGAGGTGTGAGAGATGAGGCTTCTACTGGGAGCGGCGACGCTGGCGAATCCAGCGCTGACGAATGACTGGACGGTTCGTGCGCTGAAACAGAAGGGCGTAGAGCCGCGCGATATTGTGTTGGTTTGCAACAGTGACCGGGTGAAGGCGGCATGTCAGGCATGGGAGAAGCAGGGCGTGACGGTGCACTACCCGGAGGCCAACATGGGGACATGCGCGTCGTGGAATTACATATTGGAGAAGGCATGGGAGCGGCGGTATGAAGGCGCGCTAATTTTCAATGATGATGTGCTGTTCAACGACGACCTTGTGATGGAAAAGATGCTGGAGCGTGTGACACAGTTCGACCGATTCCTGTACATGGTGCAAAACCTGGGCTTCTCGGGGTTTTGCATTACGCGCACGGTGTGGGATTTGGTTGGGCGCTTCGATGAGGGCTTTTGGCCTGCTTACTTCGAAGACAACGACTATCACTGGCGAGCAAAGGCGGCGGGCATTCCGTGGGTTGATGTGAATATGGACGTGGCGCACCTGGGTAGTGCATCGTTGAAGAAGTGGAAAGAGTGGGAGGACTGGAACGCCAAGATCGTGTTCGTTATAAATAGGATGCGATACGTGGAGAAGTGGGGCGGGCATCCGTCCGGGGAACGCTTCACGGAGGCGTGGGGCGGGAAGCCGGAGCGTGCATGGAACACAAAAGAGTGGTTGCGGACGCATGGGCATAAACCACCGTGGCCGGACCCATACTTTGAGAGGGTGAAGACATGATATTCGCCAACGAAGTTGCAAGCGCGGTGACAGAGAACGAGTGCAAGGCGCTTGCGAAGGCCGCTGAAGGCAAGGTGGTGCTTGAGGTTGGCTCGCACCTGGGGCGCTCCACGATTGCGTTGGCATCTACCGCCAAGATAGTGCATGCGGTGGACTGGCACAGGGGCGATGCGCATGCCGGGTTCGGATGGACTCTTGATAAGTTTGTGGCTAATCTCAACATGTATGGCGTGCTGGATAAGGTAGTGATTCATGTGGGCAGGTTCGAGGATGTGTATTTGGCAATGAGTCGTGCCTTCTCGTTTGCGTTCCTTGATTCGTTTCATGATAGGGGCACCGTGGATATGCACATGAGGATGATTGATTCGTTGTTGGTGCCGCGCGGCGTTATTGCGATGCACGATTACATGCAGCCGACGTTCATGAAGGATGTACACAACGGAGCCGGGGATTGGCTGCGGTGGTCGCAGCGTGCATGGGACGGGCCTGTAATGGTGGACTCAACGGCATTCTGGACGGAGAAGCCAGCATTATGATTACTTGTGTAATAGCGCTTAACAGAGCGGACATACTGGCGCGAACGTTGCCACAGTTGCTGTCGGTGACGAGTTCGCCGGTGATAGTGTTGGATAACGGTAGTCAGCCACCATTGGAGTTTGAAGGTGTGGCCGTTCATAGAGCGCAAGAGAATGCGGGGAACTACAAATCTTTTGAGGTGGGCCTGGGTATTGCAGGTATATGGGGCGCTGAGGTGATTGGCTTCATGCACAGCGATGTATTTGTGTACGATGATGGATGGGATAAGCGCGTGCAGAGTTTGTTCGATGCAGACCCAAAGTTAGGTCTAGTGGGGTTTGTAGCGTCGAATGAGATCGAGAGTCATGGCGGGCGCGGGATGGGTACAGTTCTGAACTTTCAGGGACGGCAAGAATGTGGCGGCGGGTGTAGTGTTCACGGGCGTTGTAGTGCGGGATTTGAGCCTGCGGCGCAGGTAGATGGTTGTGTGATGATATTCAGGCGCGCAGCACTGGCACAAGTGGGCTTCAAAGACTTTGCGCCACATCACTTTTACGACAGGCTAATGTCGTGTCAGATGCTGGAGGCGGGATGGCGCGTTGGCTATGTGGGCGTCGCCTGCGATCACCTTGGCGGGCGCACAACAATGTTTGAGCAGGCGTATCATGATGTAGCAAGGCGCTGGTGTGAGGAGCGAGGAATTTCAAGAGCGGACGGTAATTGGGACTATGCGCTGTATCGTGAAGCCGAGAAGCGTTTCCTGGATGAATACTCAGTGCGCAAGCGGTTCATTCCGTTGAAGGTTAGCAAAAACTGGGAGGTGCACAAGCGATGAAAATTCTTGGCATGAGTGACCCGCTGAGCAGCCCAACTGGGTTCGGGCGTGTGGCGCGCGAATTGTTTATACGGCTTGGCACGATGTACGAGGACAAATTTCAACTGGGTTACTTGTCGCGCGGATGGGTTGGTACACGCAAGTTTCCTAACGTTCAGACGTATAGTTCGAGCCTGACTGATGCGGTCAACAGCGGTGCGTTCCCGATTGCCGCGCAGGACTTCGAACCGCCATTCATTTTGTGGACGCTGACAGACCCGTGGCAGACGGGTTGGATTAGTCACATGGAATCGAATACATACTCTACGCAGGCATCGGCTGAATGGTTGAAGGCTAATCGCGAGAAGATGTTGTGGATTGGGCATTACCCGGTTGACGGTGAGGGTATTAACGGTCCCCCGTTCTGGTACGATGCATTCATGAATGGGCCGGATGTTACGGTGTTCATGAGTGAATACGGACACACGCTGATGAAGGACCATCTTTCAACGCAGACAAGGTTCATTTCACATGCTGTGGATACAAACCTGTTTCATCCGGTGGCACCCGAGGCACGCGAAGCGGCAAAGGCGAACGCGGGGCTAGGCGGGCGCTTCGTGGTAATTAGTGTGATGGCGAATCGCTATCGCAAGTATTGGCCGGAGTTGCTGTATGGCTTCAAGATGGCTTTGCGCAAAAACCCGGACCTGCATCTATTGGCTATATGTGGGGACCCGATGGGCAACGCTGAGGATACATGGTCACTGGTCGAGATAGCGAAGACGCTGGGCTTGATGGAGAAGGGCAAGGAGCGCGTGACGTTTATTAGTAGCGTGCCGGAGCATGTTCTGGCACGCATGTACATGTTGAGCGATATGGCGGCGCTGGTGAGCGCGGGCGAGGGCTTTGGCCTTCCACAGTTGGAAGCGCATGCTTGTGGTTTGCCGTGCGTTGTGGGGCGGTACAGTGCAAGTGAGGAACTGATTGTGAGCGCAGGCGAGGGATTGAGTCCTGCGGGATGGACGTATCATGGGAACAATGTTATCAAGAGACCTGTGTATTCTCCTGCCGATATTGCTGACCGCATTCTGTTCTGGTCACGCAGTTCGGCTAGAATGGGAGAGGTGGCGCGCCTGGGTCTGGAGCAGGCCCTGGAACGATCATGGGAGAAGGTTTTGCCGCAGTGGGTAGCGTTGTTCGAGGAACAGTGGGCTGTGCTGATGTCGAAGCATAAGGAGCCTGAGCCAGTTGCCGGACCAGCATAAGAATTTCTCGTACAGCACGGTAGCGACTGCGCCGGACCCGGCTACTACTGGTACGTCTCTGGTGGTGGCGGCTGGCGACGGAGCGAAGTTTCCCGCTGTTCCTTTCAACGCGACGGTCTGGCCTGCCGGAGCGCAGCCGACAACCGCCAATGCGGAGATCGTGCGCGTTACGGCGCGGGCTACAGACACGCTGACCATTGCGCGTGCGCAGGAAGGAACGACGGCGCGGTCTATAGTGGTGGGCGATCAAATTGCGGCGACGGTAACCGCTAAGACACTTCAGGATGTTGAAGCGATTGGCTGGAAGGTAAACAGGTCAGCGGCGCAGAGCATTAACAACGACACAAATACGCCAGTAGACTTCACGGCAGAAGTCTTTGACGACGATGATTTCCATAGTCTTGTAACGGCTGACGAGCGAATCACCTTTGACGCTGACAATGCAGGAAGATACGCGATGGAAGTGACGGCTGACTTTGCGTTTCATGCTACGGGTTTCAGGCGCGTGTTTATACGGTTGAACGGTGCTACTACAATTGCCGGTGCCATAGCGACCATCATGGCGGTAACAACGGACCAAATTGGGACAATCGTAAACGTGTCTTGTGAGCATGAGTTTGTAGCCGGTGATTATGTTGAAGTTCTGGTGCGGCATTTGGCGGGTACGGCTATTAACTTGACCAACTGTCACTTCAGCGGGCACAGGGTGCGGAAGTAAAATGTTCGGTGCTAACTATTTGGGTCAACCATACTTTGGGCAGGGATATGCTGGCACGGTGGGCGGCACTGTGTGGACCCTGGAGGGTTCGGTGTCGGGCATGGCGGATGTGGAAGACCTGGCGCTTGCGCTTATTGTTGTACTGGACGGAATCATTGACGGTACGGCTGATGCGGTGGCCGCTCTGATTATGAACCTGGAGTTAGCAGGCATCATTAGCGGCAGTTCGGAGGCAGCGCTTAACCTGACCTATAGGCTTGCGCGCCTGGCTACATACGGATACAGGATTACCTGGGAGGATTAGGCGTGGCAGATCAGTTGCTGGATGGTAGCATGACCGGCGAGGGAAGCGTGCCGGATGCAGCGTTACAGGCTACGCTGGGGCCGGAATCTGTGGCTGGCGAGGGGAACATTGGTGGAGGGCTTACGGTGACCCAGGCGCAGTCCTGGATGAGCGGGGCTGTTACGGGAGCGGCTGAGGTCATGGAGGCCAATCTGACCGTCCTAACGCGCGTAGCGCCTACCTCTAGGCGGCAACTTGTGAAGCATGGCGGTAGAGTGCTGTGGGAGACACCTTAGATGGCGATTAACGAGGTAAAGGGAATCCGGTGGCGCGTCTCGCATGACCTGGGCGGCGGGCTGTCTGCACGTACGTTCGACGTAGCCTATACCAAAGTGGGCGCGCTGAACGTGTGGGACTCCGGCCAGTACGATCAGATCGAGTTGTACCGTGGCGAGGCAGCGCCGGACCTTATCCGAATCAAGGCTGAGTGGGATGGCGATGAGCGCGACGTAATCCTGGGCGTTGTTGACCGAAGCGGACGCGAGCAGACCGACGAGGGCGTGGCGGCGCATGTGATTGGACGCGACAAGGCGGCGCTGGTGCTTGACCGTTTTCCGGCTGCGGCGTTCACGCTTCAGGGAAACGATGTTGTGGATAACGTTTTGGTGCCGAATCTGACATATCGCGAGGCTGTGGAAGAAGTTGCAGATCAGGCCGGGTTGACTGTTTCGTGGAACGTTGGGACGGATGATTACAACCTGGGTCGAAGCATTGCGGTAACGACGGACCAGTCTTTCGGTAAGATCATTGCGCAATTGATGGAGCCGTGGCGCTTTGGCGAGAAGTACAGTCATGATGCCTGGGTTAGCGATGATGGTCTGGTGCTGCATGTGGTACGGCGCAACCTGTTGGGGTCTGTCAACGTTGACTTCAATCGCATGACAGTGAACAGGTACGAGAAGCGCGTGCTACCGGACATCAATGATGTGCGCGTTGAGGGTCAGTCGTATGAGACTGTGGTGGCGAGCGGGACGTTGGGCTTGTGTGACCCGATATTCCCGGAGACGTTTGTTAGGAGTTTTGGCGGGGGCCTTCCATCACAAAACTATACTGAGACTACGAAGGTGTACAAAAATACTGTGTGTCAGGTGACGAAGGTTGAGATCACGCAGCAGTATGCGGACAACCTGAAGACAGTTGTTAAGACGGTATTGTTCACCTATTGGTCTGCGCCGGGCACACCAAAGGATGGAAAGGTAAAGACACAGACGTATGAGCATCGGGAAACGAACAGTCAAACAGGCGCGGTGAATCCGCTGAAGACTGATGGCACGCAGGGCGCTTCGGTAAACGTGACGTTCTCATATTCGAATGTGCTGCGTGAGTCTATGACCAAGGAGTTTGATTACTACAGCGATAATGGTGACACGAAGACGACCGATGAGAGTCATGAAAAGGCTGACAGGCCGGTGGGTCCTACTGGGTTGGACCCGACTGCGGGCGGGTTGGTGGCGGATTACAGGCCGTCACATCGGACGTTCAAACAGTTCACGTATGCGCGCGGCGTGGGCCAGACGTATCGCATTGTGGCTGTTCAGAATCACAGGTTGATTAACGAGCGCATTGAGCCAACAAACAACGAGGTGCAGGTGGAGATTCCACCGTACACTGTTAGCGAGGCTACTTTGGCGGCTGTGAATCAGGGGTTTAAGCAGGAGACGGTAACGTTGTCGGCGGGCGGCGAGGATGCGAAGCGTGTGGAACAGTCGGACCTGTTGGGAGATCAAACGTCTATTGACCTGATTCGTACGCGGTTGCTGGAGGAGCAAGACCTGAAGATCGTGGAGGCATCGGTGAACATGCTGCCAGACCACCTTGTGAAGCCGGGATGGACGTTGGTTATAGAGGGAGCACCGTCCTGGTTTGACATTAGCAGCCTGTACATTCTGTCGTCGGATATTGACGCTGATGAGCATGGTGCGATTCAGATGTTGCGCTGCATAGGGTTCCTATCATGAGCGGACTCTTTGACCGCATGAGCGAGGACGCTGTGAAGTCTGCGCCCATTGAGCGCGAGGATAAGGCAGTGGTGGTCGCGTTCGATCAGGATAGCGCCGCGTATACCTTGACTTATCGCGGAACTGATGTGGGTCCGGTGTGGAGTCTGAACGCTGTCCGTTATGAGGTTGGTGCGGTCGTTAAGGTTGTTGTGGTAGGAAACGTTGTAAAGTCGGTAATACCCTAGTGGGCAATCCTCTGCTAGATGCCATCCTTCGTAGGTGGCGCAAGGACTTGTTTGAAAAGTCGGCGCGCGTAAAGCCGCTGGTGTCTGCATTTTCTGTTCCTGGTAAACGCAGCAAGGGGTTTGACTTTGCGTCGCAGTATGTGGATGTGTTGCCAGGCATTGGTGCGGAGGCTGACTGGCAGGCATATGCGGTGTTTCTTGAGGACGGGGCGATGAATATTGACAGTATTGAGTTTCATCGTTCTATTGACTTTGACGCGGCAGATCGAATATACGTTGTGTGGGTCGGTGAGGACCAGAGCGCATTCGCATTTCACTATAATTTACAATACTCTGACGACGGTGGTGTTACGTGGAGCGCGATGGACTCCCTGAATGTTAGCACTACTGTTCCGCCGTTGGGACGTTCCGAGTCAAGATTCGGCGGTATCATTGTTCACAGCGATAAGGTGATGGCCTATTCGAGAGGATTGGTGGCTACCGGGGCAGACCCACCGGCAAGGAAGATTTATAAGAGTGTATGGGATGCAGTATGGACAGGCCCTGTACTGTGGCACTCTGTCACTGGGCATAATCTATTCTCGATGAGGCCGCTGCGAAGCAGGGACCGAAGCGTAGCGGGCATGTTGTACGGTCAGCAGCAGTTAGCAGTGCCGAACAGAATGAGGTTTTTTTACGCACCTTTGGATGCTAACGGCAATGCCACAGCGCATGAGGAGGTTGCGGACTCAGACGATGGCGACCCAACGAATGAACTGTCAGCGTCTCCTGCGTTGGCGTTCAATGAGTCAAACGAGGCTGTAGTGCTTTTTTTGCATGAATCTTTGAGCGAGATATGGTACAAGGTTCGCACGGGCGGGGCGTGGCCTGCGGAGTTCACGAAGGTTGCGCTGGGGGACGTGGATGCGCCTGTTGTGCCGGAGGCGTTCAGGGTAATTTTCTTTGCGAGTACCCCGACGTGGGGAGGCGGTCAGCATTTGGCGAACGGGGATGCTCACGCACTGCGGGACGACGTTAGCGAGCAGGATGCGAAATTCGTGTATCGAAAGAGAGAGTCGGGCGTGTGGTCAGCCGAGGATGTAGACTTTGCCAGCGTGGACGACTCGTCGCCGCAGATGAGCGGCGCAGGGTCTGAGTTTTACTCGGGTGAACACTGGATGGGGCCTTATGAGTTGAACGGAAGAATCTTTGCGCTGGTGTGGATGACTAGCCCGCCTTTTCCTTCGTTTCCTCATCCGTGGTCACTTTGGTTTGTGACTCGCGAGATATGATGGGCCGGAAAGGGCTGTTGCCAAAACGGTTGAAAATGGATAAGATACGTCTAATCCTGTTCAGGAGGCAGACATGAAGTTCAAGTATCGTGTGCTGCATTTGGTAAAGCGTACTGTATTCTGGCTTGGTGTCGCGTGGTTGTCATTGTGGCTCATTAGGTCCCCGAACTGGGAGATCATCAAGATTGCTCTGCAAGTTGCCATGCAGGTTCTCATCGTTGTTATCTTCGTGGGCGGTCAGATTCTCATGTTCGTCTATTTCATGGCGCGTACCCGCGATGAGTTGATTCTGCCTGGCAGTCCTATGGCGACGACTCTGGATGATTACTGGGGCCAGCCGAGGCTGAAGGAACTTGTGCAGCAGTGGGTAATTCTACTGAAGAATCCGAAGGCGTATCGCATGCTAGGAGGGCTGAAGCCGAAAGGCGCGCTGCTGGAAGGTCCTCCGGGGTTCGGCAAGTCATTCCTGGCGAAGTGTATCGCTGGCAGTGCGGGCATTCCATTCATTAGCATGGATGCGGCCAGCCTGCGCAGCGTGTGGATGGGCATTGGTAGCGTAAAAATCATGATGAAATTTGGTAAGGCACGAAAGTTAGCACAGGAGTACGGAAGTTGCATCTTCTTCATGGATGAGATAGACGCCATAGGAGCAAGTAGATATGGCGTGGTGGGAAATGATAGGCCGGGCGTGAAACCGATGATTATGGGCGGGATGGGCGGCAGTAGCGGCGGCGGGGAACTGAACACGCTTCTCTACGAGTTGGATGGTAAGATTCCGGCGCTACCGTGGTGGCTGAAACCATTTGGGCTATTCATTCGGTTGGTGAATCCTAAGTGGATGCCGCCGGAATCAAGTGATGTGGTGTTCTTCATGGGTGCGACGAATAGGCCGGACATTTTGGACCCAGCGCTGACGCGAGCCGGGCGCTTGAACCGGCGCATTCCGGTGGATAGGCCGGACTGGGAAGGACGGCGCGAGATTTTGAAGGGGTACGTTGGTCAGGTGCGCTCGAAGGACATTGACTTTGATGCGCTGACGGATGAGACGGCGTACATGAGTCCGGCTGACATTCGGCAACTTACTCTTGAGGAGGCAACCCGTAAGGCGCACTTCGCGAGTCGTGAGTATGTTACCATGCAGGACTTTGAGGAGAGTATCAGCGAGATTCATGTGGGCCTGAAGAACCCCTTTGCGTCTTTGAGGCCAGAGGAGCGCAAGGCTCTGGCTGTACACGAGGCTGGACATGCGGTGCTTGCGTGGGTTCTGACGGACCACAGGATTAGCAAGGTGACCATTCAGCGGTACGGTAGCGCGCTGGGTCATGTGCTTCCTATCGAGGTGAAGGAGCGCAACCTGCGGACCTTGCGCGACTACTATCACAGCCTGGTCATAAGCATGGGCGGGCGCGCGGGAGAGGTAGTGGCGCATGAGTTGATGAGCAGTGTGGGCGGGGACTATCCTTCGGTAATGTCGTATGGTGGCTGGCTGTTGTCGCGTGGTATGTGGGGCACACCAGTCAATACGGAAGCCGAGGCAAGCCTGCGGTTCCGGGCACTGTTCAACGTGGGCCTGGAGGATGCAGTGCGGTTGCTGCGCAAATATGCGTTGCTACACAACGCGCTCATTGAGGCGTTGCTGATGAAAGACGAGTTGAATCATGCCGAGGTAGAGGCGCTGTTTCAGGCATCGGGACAGGGCGAAAGGCCGGTTGAAAAACTGTCCTTGCCCACTGAGCCAGCCCTTGCAGACCTACAAGCAGGGCGGTAAAATAAGGGGTATCACAAGTCCTGGGAGGGACCCGTAATGAAGCGGCTGTTGGCAGTTTTGCTGGTGGCTGTTGTTGTGGGCGGATGCAACATCATTCCGCAGAGGGCGTCGAAGGTTGCGATGCCGGACCTGAAGGGCCTGGAGATATTGGGGAGTATGCCAGTCGTGTGTCCTGATGGTACGGTGGTTGTGATTCAGGGAATGTTAGACCGAGATCATCAACCAGGTTATAATGCCGTGTATGTGGCGGCGGCAGCAAGCGAGGAAGGCATGGAACTGCATGAGCGTCCAATAGTCGTGATTGACTTCGACGTTGTTGCTGATGGTGAGCCGGAACCCAAAAAGGCTTACATTGACAAGGACGAAGATGGTTACGCTGACGATGTGGTGGAACGGGAACAGTTCTATGCGAAGTATGGTAGTGACGTGTGTTCAGTAGCAAGTTCCATTCTCAAGAAGTAACTTCACTGGAGGCTATCTGAATGGGCAACGAGCGTAAGCACGACGAGAACCCCCTGCTGAAATTGCTTCGCGCAACAGGTGCGAAGTCAGACAGGGAGTACACACCCGAGGAAATGATACAGCACCTTCAGGAGCAGCATTATACAATCACAAAGGTTGAC